AGGATTCGAACCTGTAATATGCAACCATTCTGCAGGGTAGGATACCGTTTTCCTATTACGCACTACCTGACTAAATTTGGTAGAGGTTTGACACCAACGTATGATCACCCATACGTCTCGTTTCTTGTGTATTTGGCACTCTACCGTTGCAAGTTCATCTTACCTTGCGCCCCCATTCGTGGAATTATCCGACATCCCAATGAGTTTTACCGTACTATCGGAGTCAGGTAACCGCTGTAGTCGGTACGGGATTCGAACCCGTGTGACAAGAATGAAAATCTTGTATCCTAACCCCTAGATGAACCGACCAATTTGCAGGGTCACGCTATTAACCTGCTATGGAGTTACTAGCCACTCTTTGATGGCAATTTCCTTCCATCAGCGTTTTATATGCCTGTATACAATAAAAAGTCTCGATATAAACGTTTTTCTTCTTCTGTAAACATTACATCCTGACAGGCATCTAAACTTCCTTCATGCATCACATTGCCATTTGCTAAATCAATCAATTGATACAATCCGGATTTTGATTCGATTATTTCCATCTTTTTATTTTTATACTATAAATATAAGAAATAAATCAATTGAATCCAACCTTTATCTGATAATTGTTATGTGACCATAATCGTTGTAACGAGCATCATTAACTGCATCACCAAATGTTAATTTCCATATGTAGATGCCTTCGGATACATATCGACCATTATAAGTCCCATCCCATCCCGTTAACATGTCACGCGATTCCCATATTAATTCTCCCCAACGATTGTATATTTCAAGTTGGAAATCATATGCATCGAATCCTGCAGTAAATACCGGTTTCCATGTTTGGTTGAATTCGTCGCCATCTGGTGTAAAAGAGTTTGGCATATAGTAAATAGTTTCTGGACAATTGGCAATTGATATGGTTGTTTGTTCTGGTTCTGATACACATCCGTTAGACACATGCACGGCTGTTAATGTGTAAATTCCTTCTGTTTGCCAGGTGAATAATGGAGCATTTAATAGAATAGTATCGTTTTGAAAATACCATTCGGTGGATCCTGGTACTGATGGTACTACCAAATACATGAAGGTTACGGAGTCTCCATCACATATTTGATAAAACTGATCCGATGTTATGTCTAAAATAACAGGTTTCTCATTCACTTGCACTGTGATGGTATCATCAAACACACAACCACTCTGCGTATATGTATAAACTACAGCATTTGCAGCGGTATCAGCTATACCCGGACAGAATTCATCGATGTTAACTCCTGGTCCAGAATATACTCCATTGAGTGGTAATGCGGTTAATGGCACACAGTCTGAATCCGTACAGAAAGGTCCAATTTGGTCAATTTGTGGTTCTATGTTCAATACAAACAAATCAACTGACACTAGTGCACTTTCACAACCATTGGCATCCGTTGCAATAACATTAACTGCATTTGAAACCAATCCTGCTGCAGTATTAGTCCAATCCACAACAACGGCTGTCGATCCTTGGCCAAAGGTTATGTTGCCCGAACTATTCCATGTATATGAAAATCCGGTGCCTAAATCGGCAACAGAATATATTTCAGCATTTGCTTGAAAACATGCGGTATCACTGAATACAATAGGTCCGACAATAATAGGTGGAGGATCTGTTAGTGTAACATTAGTAGTAACATCACATCCGGCAGCATCTTCAATTTCGACTGTGTACGTACCAGCACATAGGCCTGTGATAGTTGATGTTGTTTGTCCCGTAGTCCATGTATATGTATATCCTGGAGTTCCATTTAATGGTGTTACTGTGATCTCTCCATTGCAGTCTCCGATACAAACCGGATCCGACACAACTACATCTGGTGCTGATAAGTTAGGCGGACCTGGTTGTACAAACACAGTATCTGGTCCTAATCCTATAATTGCATTGCAAGAATTCCAACCGGTGTTGCATGCCGGATAAACTAGTTGGCAAGTATAATTTGCACCCGCTGCCGGTGGCGTAACAGTGATTGTGGTTCCTTGGCCTATAGGCACGGGATTGCCAACTAGATACCATGTAGGTACCGGCAATACAGCAGGGCCAGCTGGCGTATATCTCCAAGCATCATTGTTTGCCGTCCACTGTGTTGAATTACGTCCTGGTACTGTTACTGCTGCGGTACCTGCTTGATTATGTACTCCCTGCACTGCAGTTCCACCAGCCCATTGTAGACAGTTTGGTTTGCTTTGAATATGATTTTCAATGACATTGGTTGACTCGTAAATTACAATATGAAATGTTCCTATAGTAGATGTGCACGAAAACATTGGCATATTTATCCAACTCACTACCAGTTTGCGACATGGAGCTGTGCCCTGAACTTGATATCTGATCTGTCCTCCGATACCAGGATGCCAATCTTGCCATGGTCCCATAATGCAGTTCCTAGGAACATTTGCAGCTGCACTAGGAATTGGGGTGGATGTGAACGTAGTAGGCTGTGCTGCAGAGAATGAGATCCATCCATTAGATCCTACCCAAAACTGTGTATATGTTTGTCCATAAAAACAAAATGTGAATCCTATATTGAATGGTCCTTGTTGAGAATCATCGGACATGGACAATTGAGTGCCCGTGTTGGTCTGTGCGGCATATTGAATATTTGTAACTCCATAATTAGTTGTAGAGTTAGGATTACTACCGGGTGTGCATTGCGAAAAATCTGCAGTTAATGTGGTTGAAGAAACCCCACATGGTAATAACTGATCAGGACCTAGTGCCGGACAGTACTGAGTATATGCAGTGCCACATAACAACATCATGTATAGTAATAACCGTTTCATAGTTATTCAATTGGAGGGGTTGGCTTTGGCTCGTATGGAATCAAAGGAAGTTCTTTTACCCATAGAAATTCAGTAGTCACGCATTGGTCTATTTCTTCAACTGAGATTATCCAATTGTCGTTAATGTCTTGAATAGGATTAAAATACGAATCCTCGTCATACATCTGACCTACTAATTCGTCTTTTTGTACTTCTGTTAATAGTGCTACTTGTATCATATGTTACGTCCTAATGTTGTTTGAAATGCTTGTACTGCTGTGTATAAGTTAGCTGCTTCTGTATCGGTTAATCCGTCACCTATTGAGGCAAAGGCGTATTGTCTATTAGAAAAATTGGAAGGTGGATTTACACCAATTTTATATGCACCTATAGGTAATGTTAAATCAAATCTAGCTCCATTGGCACCCGTATACGTACTTCCCAATTGTACATTATTTCTAAATAGCTTTAAACTTGTGCTTGTTTCTCTAGTTGAAACATACATACCAGTACTGTTTGGATTTGCAGTTACTATTCCGTTAAGATGTGCATAATTAAAAACGTTCCCAAGTGCCGATCTTAACAATAAAGCAGTTCTTGTAGATCCATTTTGTCCCCCCATTTCATATGCTGAATTCGATGCACTATTTGTTCTAGAATATATTGATAAATGAAATGAATCATTTGTATTAAACACTGTATTTGGATTTAAGTATGTTTCTGCCCAACCATTAACACCTCCAAATTGTACACCATTTGTTGAATGTGTAACTCCACCACTAAACAATAGTCTAAACGCTGCGTCAGTATCTAAAGGATTTTTCAAGTTCCATTTATGAGTTGATGCCGTGCCTCCAACAAAAGGATAAATGAAATTCATTTTAGTCCATATACCGTAACCCTTCAAGTCAACAACCAATTGATTGACCGCACTCTGTTGTGTAGGGTCTGTTATTGCTGCTGATGTGATGAATGCCTGAGCGTCTGCATCTACAGAAGAATCGCCACCTGTACTATAAACGCTAGCAAACATTCTAGATGTTAGTTCAGCTTGAAGTATTTGTTGTTGTTTTTCTAACAATTGTTTTCGCATTCTTTGTTTACGTGTTTGTTGTACTTGTTGTTCACGTAAGCGTTCTCGTTCGACTTGATTTTTAATCAAATCGACTCGGCTAAGATAGTTTTTATAATCATCATTCATATTAATAAATATTAATTATTTAGATTCTACTAGTTTAGCAACTCTCGATCTCGCTTTTTCTCCTAACGGAATAGGATGTCCTTCTTCATCAATGTGTACAAATTTGATATGAGTCTTGAGTACAACAACCTGATTTCCGGTATATACATTGTGCGCACGTGCTTCCATATACAAATTAATCGATGTATTTCCGATTGCCTGTGGATGACCGTATATCTTTAAGAGTTGCCCTTCACGAGCCGGCTTTTCGAAGTTACACTTATCAATTGATACTGTTACCATTCGGGGAGTATCACATAGTTGCATTGCATATCCAGCTGCAGATCCGTCAATCCATTTGAGTAAAGACCCGCCAAAGAGATTGCCATGAAATCCTAAATCAGATTTCTTAATTGGGTGAGTTGATATTAAGTCCATTACTTTGTTCCAATAACTAATTCATACCGTAACCAACCTATGCAAAATTCATAGCTACCGTTCAACCATTTAGTATGGGTAATCTTTATGTAAGGCAACGGATATATTTGTCCTATTATTTGGTCTATGCTTATTTTCATAACTAATTACTTAATGGGGCAACAATTTTAGGATGTGATTGATAGTTTTCTACTTGAAAATCTGTTGGATCTATATGGGTAAACAAAGATGTATCTTCACTTAACGCTTTATAGAACTCATCTGTTTTCATATGTTTTAAAACAGGCAGTGGGTATGGTTCTCTTGTTCGGGTTGGTATACCAGCTTTATCGTATTGTTCTTCTTTAGACCAATCCTTTATCATTCTAAATTCATATCCTCTATCTTCGAATATTCTATACCTTTCAGATTCACTTAGTTCTCTACCAATCTGTTCTTTAGCTTGTTCAACGTGATTCAAATACAAATGTGTATCACCCAAGTTACCAATCAATTCATCAGGAATCATATTAACTGCCTTAGCAATGATTTCTAATAACAATCCGTAAGATGCAATATTGAATGGTAAACCTAAAAATGTATCTACTGAACGTTGATTCCACATTAAAGAGATTGCTCTGGTTGGGATATTTAATTTTTCACATTGTTCTATCCAACCTTCTTCACTTTGGTTTCCTAAAAATGTATTTAATATTGGTAATACTTTTTTAGCAATAACTTTTCTTTCTTCTAAACTCAACTCTCTTGTATAAACTTGAAATCCATAATGACAAGGTGGAAGAGTCATTTGATCCAATTCTCCAACATTCCAAGCATTAACCATCAAACGTCTTGAGTCTGGATTGGTTTTAAGGTCACGGATTAGGTTTGAGATTTGGTCTATATCTTTCTTCCAATGTTCATATCGAGGAGCATCAGTATCATCTGTTTCCCAATTTCTCCATTGCCTACCATATACAGGCCCGAGCGACCCCCACTTTTTAGCAAACTCAGGATTAGTTTTTATAGCTTCAACGAACTCGTCTTTATCCATTTCAAAATTACCTTTGTAAGTGTTTAGGTAGTTTTTGAAAGCATCACCATCCCAAATATGGCAATCATTGTCAACAAGATATTTGATGTTAGTATCGCCACGTAGGAACCACAACAACTCTGTTGCTATAAGACGGAATGGCATCTTCTTGGTTGTAAGAAGTGGAAACCCATCTAACATCTTGTGTCGAATCTGTCGGCCGAACACTGAAAGTGTGCCTCCATTTCTAGTTTCCTTTGTTACTCCGTTGTCTAGGATGTCTTGCAGTAGGTCTGTGTATTGTTTATCTAACGTGTTCATGTTAACACAAATTTTCCTCGTATGGTTTATTAATAATCTTTTTAAGTCGATTGATTTCAGCAATCACATCATCACCTAGTTCAATCTTGGACATCAGGGATAGGTCAATCATCTGAATATACAGTAACTCGATTAGAGCGTCTTTTGCTTGGTCTTTACTCATATTTGTTTAATCTTTTTTCAATAATAGATTCAAGCTCTGCTGTTATTTCATTTTCAACGTCATCATCCAATTGATCCCACCAATCATCAAATCCGTTTCTTTCATATAATGTATCTAGGATTTCTAAAACACATTTTTTGATTTCTAATTTAGTCATCTTTGTTTGTATTTTCTAAACGTACGTTCGGTTACTTTGGTATGATATTGGTGAAATATGTTGTCCCATGGCCAATCCCAAAAAGCATCATAATAATCTGCATTATATTGCAACACGTGTTTTATTAATGATTCTGAGTTATAGTACTCACTAATAAAACCTCCGTGTAATAACATCCATTTGTCTACTACAACGCCACCGACATCTTGTTGAACGAATGTCCAACTACAATCTTTTCGTAATTTTTTTAGTAGTTTAGCTTTCATTCTTTAATCAAATGTTTTTCTAATTTGTTAATAAGTGACTGTACTTCCTCAAATTTCCAGAAACGGATCGGATGCTGTGTGTTGAATACATCTACATACCATTGACCATCTTCTTCAATTTCATCACTTGCTGATGATATAAAGGACATTCCGTTTGTGATTTGATAAGAATAGTAGTGGTGGTCTCCATCCCAATCACAGTAGTCTTCTCTTTCAAATCCTAATAATTGTAATTCTCTTTCTGTCATAACATATTATATGAAATTATTCTATGATTTCAAAATCTACATCCGGGATAGTTTCACAAAACATGAAATGCGTTTGGGTTCGTAACACGTGATCTGCTCCTAACCACTTCATGTACGACTGCACATACTCCATGTTGGGTGGATCATCGAATCCTTTTGCAAAATGATGAACAGGAGTCTGCCGCATAACTATGTACGCGGCTTCTCCATGTTTATATACTGGTGTCATCTTTATTTACTTTTATATTAACCATTGTTAAAAGTGCGTAATCCAGCATCAAACCACTCATCATAGGCTAGCATTATAGCATCAGATATATCTAACTTAGGATTATGTTTCATATGCTGCAATGCTAATGTAACTATTTGAGGAGTTACGCCGAAGTCATCGGCATCCCGTATAATACATTCTACAATAGCCAAAGACCGATGGATATCTTCCACCGGCCTTTTACGCTTCTTGTTTGTAATCTTTTTGAGTTGTTCGAATAACCGCTGTTCCATTACATCATCATTCCTGGATCCATCAGTGTATCATCCTTAGATGGTTCATCTACAATTACACATTCTGTCATTAAAATCATTGCTGCGATACTTGCCGCATTTTCAATTGCTGTGCGGGTTACTTTGGTTGGATCAATAATACCCATTTCAATCATATCACCATATACATCTGTACGAGCATTATAACCATATGAAATATTTGAAGCTGTTGCTACAAAGTGAACTACTACACTTCCTTCACCACCCGCATTTGCTACAATGCATCGCAATGGCTCTTCAACTGCTCGTTTAACGATAGCAATACCAATATTTTCGTCGTCATTGGTGCTTTTTAGTTCATTTAACGCGGTTAAACATCTAATCAAAGCAACTCCCCCACCAGGTACTACACCTTCTTCTACTGCGGCTCTAGTAGCAGCTAATGCATCATCAACACGATCCTTTTTCTCTTTCATCTCAGTCTCAGTTGGAGCTCCAATGTAAAGAACAGCTACACCACCGGCAAGTTTTGCCAAACGTTCTTGCAGTTTCTCTTTCTCGTAATCTGATGTTGCATTCTCAATTGCTAATCGGATCTGACGAACTCGTTCTCTAACATCGGCCGATTCACCATCGCCGTTGATAACTGTGGTACGATCTTTGGTAATCTCAACCTTCTCTGCACTACCCAAATGATCCAATGTGGCATCTGCTAGTGTAAGTCCTTTTTCTTCTGAGATAACGGTACCACCTGTAAGTGCTGCTAAATCTTCAAGCATCTCTTTGCGTTTCTCTCCAAAGCCTGGTGCTTTAACTGCTGCAATTTTAAGTGCTCCTCGTATACGATTCACTACCAATGTAGCTAATGCATCACCATCCAAGTCCTCAGCAATAATCAACAGGCTCCGACCCGTCTGCACTACTGGTTCTAGGATAGGAAGTAATTCTTTCATGGAAGAAATCTTTTTGTCTACCAACAAGATGCAAGGCTGGTCCATTTCAGCAATCATTTTGTCCTGATTGGTTACGAAATATGGGGACAAGTATCCTCGATCAAACTGCATTCCTTCAACTGTTTTTACTTCAGTTTGAGTACCCTTTGCTTCCTCTACGGTAATAACACCATCATTACCTACCACCTTCATTGCCTCAGCAATTAGCGATCCAATAGTTTCATCATTGTTGGCAGAGATTGTTGCAATCTGTTTGATTTTGTCGTTGTCAGATCCAACTTCTTTAGACATTGATTTAAGTTCATCTACAACACATCCTACCGCCTTATCGATTCCTCGCTTCAAGTCAATTGGATTTGCACCCGCTGCTACACTTTTTAATCCCGCAGTTACTAATGCTTGTGCTAACACTGTTGCTGTGGTAGTACCATCACCGGCTACATCTGCTGTTTTAGATGCAACTTCCTTTACCATTTGAGCCCCTAAATTCTCAATAGGATCTGATAACTCGATTTCCTTTGCTACCGATACTCCATCCTTTGTAACATGGGGACTACCAAACTTCTTGCCGATTACTACGTTCCGACCTTTTGGACCTAGTGTCGATTTTACTGCATCTGCTAAAGTATCAACACCTCGTTTAAGTTTTGTTCTTGCTTCTGAATTAAATTCAATTTGTTTTGCCATAGACTTTTATCCTTTTATAACTTTATTTTAATATAAATATTTACACAGCCATTTCCAAGAATTTTTGATTCAATGTTTTTGCAACATCTCTCATATCTTCTGGATTGATGAATTGGGCATCGATGCCATACATTTTCTGAAAATTTTCTCGGGTATCTGCATATACATATCCAGAATAAATAAAATAACTTACAATGTTCATGCCTAATCCTCGGAAACCGTTAATAACACGTCGGGTGAATTGCACTCCGTTATAGTAACTGTCAGTGCCGGATATATCTGTAGGTTCACCATCTGAATAATTAAGGAATATCAATTCATCTCCTTTTGCGTCCGATTTAAGATCTGACTCAATACTTTTGAAAGCAATGCCCTCCGGAGTACATCCAAATGTTGTTAAGTATTTGAAATAGCTTCGTATCTTATTCATTTTGTCATGTGCCGAATCATATGCATAAACCGTAACACATTTTTCACGACCTCCTCCTATAGTATCAGTACCGCGGAAAGCAATTTGTACTCGGATACCGGTTGTCATTGAAGCTGCTTGTGCGACTGCTACTGCACTTGTAATAGCTTGTTTGAACTTATCACCATTCATTGAACCAGATGCGTCAATTGAAATGTGTATGAAATAGTTCTTGTATCGATCAGTTACTACACGATGAAACACATTCACATTGTTATATCCCAATTGAGATATTAAACGCTTATCAATTTTACCAGCTGCTAATCTAGTTGACTTCAAACTCTTATCTGAGTTTCGGAGTTGCAACTTATTACCTAACTTCTTGCCTAACACAATGCCGGCATCGACTGCTTGTTGATGTTGGATAATCGTACGACTGCCCCAGTTACTTTCATTAAACACTCGCGTGCCCGAAACATACTCACTTGCATGTGATGCAAACAAACTAGGTAATGATTCTATGATTGCTGGAGTCAATTTTTTGACTACAATTGTTTCAACAGGACAACCAGTACCGCCAGCATCTGTATACACAACTCGCGTCTCAGTACCAGATTCTTTAATCGCTTCTACGATGCCAGCATCCTTTTTAGTTAATCGACCTTTTTTAGCTACATCACCATCGAGAAAATCTTGTTGTGCTTGTATTGCTTTTTGCAACTTGTCAAGTTCTTTTAATGTTAAAGAAGAACCTTTATCTGAATCATCATTATCTTCTGTTAAGTCTTGTTCATCATCACTGACATCCGCTTCCATTTGCATACTATCACCGCCTGGATCATTGCCTTTTTGAACATCATCAAACACATTATTGGTTTCTTGTTCTGCATTAGCAGTAGCATCTCGAAGAACACGATATACATCACACGCCAAATCTAGCGCATCCTCAGTCGATTTCAAACGATTAATATTTTTCAAATCAACAAGATTCCATATGCGTCGCAGTTCCTTTAAGGCATCTAACTGACGATTTGGATTAGTAAAATTGATAATATGAAACATGTAACTATCCATATCCTCAGCAACCTTTTCTCCAGTTTGCAATGCTTTATCAATAATCTTATCATTGAAATACTTGTTATACATTGCTTCATAATACATACGATATCCTGGAGCATTTGTATATACTTTGTAATCAATGCGACGATCTTCAATCCAATTCAACAATGACTTGATATTAGAAAACTCGGCTTCGGTCATGTTCATATCCGGATCCAGGCCTTTAAGTCGAATTCGATTTGCAAATTTAGAATTGGATAAACGAGTAGCACCTTCAAACAATGAAAAGTTAGTAAATGCAATGTGACTGCCTTCATGCAATGCTAATCCAACTGCCGGATCAAAATTCTTATCCTCAAGTTTAGTGCCGATAACAACTCGCTTACCGTCTGTATAACTCTCTTCTCGGCTTTGAAATACAACTGGTATTTGCTGGCCAGTAACAATATTAACAAAATTACCAATAGCTCTTTGAGCTGCAGCTAATTTAGTATAATCAACACGATTTTCTTCTCGGAAATTAACATCAAAGTCTGAGTCTAACCAGAAACTTGATGCGGTGGAATTTGCATAACCTTTAAACCCAAAATCTTTTTTCATATCTCAATTATTTTATACTATAAATATAAGAAATTATCCAGTACGATCCAACCGTAAAGTTAAAAAAGAAACAGACTCCGCTGATTAACGAATGGGAGTTTTAGCCGTAACTGTTTCTTTTTCGAGCTATGAAAAAGATCTTAGAATGGTATGCTTTCAGACTCTCGATCTACCTCACCGGTGTTGAAAATGTCTTTCTCAGCAGTAGCCATATGTTTCTGTATAATCTGTTTAATAAATGTTCTTTCTGAATCGGTTCCACCAGATGCATCAAAGAATGGGAGTATTGAAACCTCTGCTGCTTCTGCTAACGTGAATCCATCTGCCAACAACTCACATACACGAACTGTCATACGAGTAGAAACCATTGTGGTTAGCTTACCGGTTTCAGATCTCCATTCTTTACGAGTTGTGTCGGCAATATCTGCTACCGCATGAATCAAATCAGCTGACACTACATTGCCGTAACGTTTCATTAGCAATGCTTCTTCGCGTTCTAATGTCAAGATATCAACCTCAATAATTTCAAATCGATCCATTAATGCTCGGTCTAATACGCGTGTCGATGTATACTCCGTACCAATGTTTGCCGTTGCAATAAATGATACGCCTGGAGCTACCTGGATAGTTGGAGCATCGATATCTTCATCAAGTCGAAGGTAACGTTGACCTTCATCTAGTACTGTCATTAAGATATTCCATGCTTCGGGATGAGCTCGTGACAACTCATCCATTAATATAACTGCATTCTCAGTTTGAATTGCTTTCACAAATGCCGACTCATCAAATGTAGTTTGTCCATCTTTAAAGTGAGTGTTACCAATAAGAGTGGCACGAGGATCGTGCGTAGCTCCTAAATTGAAATAAAAGAAAGGTCGATCTGTTGCTTGAGGAAGAGCCTTTGCTGCCTGAGTCTTACCACATCCAGCTGGACCAACCATCATTATGTTTTTGCCACGAACTGCTGACCTTACAAGATACTTCCATTTAATGTCAGACATTTCCAAATCAGCTGGTTTGATATCTGCCGCACGTGTAATTAATGCCATGGCAGCATCCATTTCCGTTACCGGCTTAGGTTGTGGTGTTGCTGGCTCTGTTGGGATTTCAGATAAATCTACTTGCCGAGCTCGTGCAGTGTCCGGATCAAATGCTAATGCTTTGCCGTTCTGCGCTGCTGCTTTAATCATACTGTCTCGGAACAATGCTGTAATATCATTGCCACTGTTTACTTCAAATACCCGACCATCTCGGATAATACCAAATGTTTTGCTTTTCATAACTCTTTATTTTTATACTTTAAATATAAGAATAATCCGTTACAATTCCAAATTATCTGATAACTTTTTTCATGCTACTAGTAATTTATTCATATGATTTAATTTTATGTTTATTCTTACGTGTATATATTTTTTTAGATTGTTCAGACCGTTCAACAAACCGACCATCAAAATAGCCTTGTTGTCGTTGGGATTCGCGCGATGCTCCTAAATTAATCTTCAGAATCTGTTTGTTCATAACGTGACATGGTTTGTTGAAATGCAGTTTCATACAAAGCTACTCGATCATATGGAAATTCATGTTGTATTCGATCCACTGTTTCAAATACTTCTTCATGAATTCCATAAGCGTACGCTTCCATCAATATTTCTTCGATCTGATCTGCCATTGTTATATCTTATATAAAAAAATTATTTCAAATTACCAAGCACGGCAAGACCAATATCTTGCTTTCCATCTAGGTCCTGGAGTTTCACAGTTATGTCTTGCCCGGAAGCTTTTACGACGAGCCGGATTAGATTTTTTTATGCGCATTGTTTTCTGGCCAGCTCTCTTTGCTGAGGTACCGCCATGGCCAAAGTTAACTTTAACTACATTGCCGTCTGCATTGCGAACATACACTTTAAACTTCTTAACATCGCCTCGCATTGGTTTACCCAATTTAACTGTGCGACCTTGATATTCTGCTTCGGTTAATACATTAAGTTTTCCGGATTTAATATCTTCTAACATTACAATTGCACATTCATTGCATACCGTCATTTCTTCCATGGATTCCTTTGTTTTATTTCCCCAATTTTTTGCTCCGACATTGCGACACTTAGATAAAGCTAATGATCCATATGCCGATGGCCATGTGCCTCCGTTTCTAGTATATCTCGCTTTTACTTTGTGATAACAAGCATCTCGTTTTGCTTTCGTCTTTTCCTCTAAATTTATTTCTTCAGCTTTAGGAGTACGGTTACCCATACCTACCTGTCTCTTTTGTCGTACTAATGATTCTTTTTCTTTTTTATCAAATGAGCTCCATGTTTTAGGAGTATCGTCGGATACTTTTTTACTAGGACGACATTTTTTTACGCCTTTTGTTTTATCATTGCCACAAGGCCTACCGTGTTGATCAACCCATTTTTCTTTGACCCATCTACGCAAATCTTCATTTAGTAAATTAGTTAGTTTAATCATTACAACTCCTGTCGTATTCCTAATTTAGGGAGATATGTTCTCCAGGTATCTATTATTTGTTGTTTTTCTTGTGCAGTAATAGTTCCATTTGCAACCCATCGTCCCAAGTATTCATCAACTACTATTTTAAATGGTACTCGTTTCTTTTTAGCTTTGAGATACATTCCTTGTATCATTGCTGGGATTTCTTTTTTAAGTAAGAAATATTTCGCCGGGCGTTGATCACCAGTCTGTATTTTGGATCGTTGCGCCATGTCTGATGGCAAATATTTAGAATCAATTGTGTTCCATCCGGATTGTGTAGTATGCTCAATTTCATGACGCAATGTGTCTCGCAGTTCAATTGCAACTTCACTTAATACTTGAGGATATTCCGCTGGATCTAGTTCAAAGCGAATTTCAACCAATGGCATTTCATCTGCATTTTTACCTGTTGCGTTGTAAGCATCACCACCGATTCGGAAATCATTTAAACCTTCAACCCATTGCACTTTAAGTGCTAGATAGAAATCTAATGGTATAGTAGCATTTTCTACTTCTTCAAAATAAATCTCTTTGAATACAGAATCATCATCGATATTAGGAACTGATTCTCCGGATTTGAAGTATATCTTTTTTCCAGCAAACATACCTTTTGGATCTGTTACGGAAGAATAACTATCTTTTACTACCTTAAGCAATCTACGAGACAGTTCGGATACTATGCTATCGTAACGTCCTTCGATAATAAGAGCTTTCATTGATACCATATTAATAAATATCAGCCTAGTGCATTATAGTTCCAAAACATTTCCTTCTCTTTATTAAAAGGAGCACCTACCTGTTGATAATAACAATTCAAACAAAGCATTTGTAAATTTTCTATGCGATGATTGGTTTCATCACCATCAATATGATCTAATAGCAACGGTACCGTATCATCAGTAACTCTTCGTTCTGCATATCCACAGCACTGGCATTCTTCTGCCATTATGTTCAATGCCAACAACCGATTACGAAGCTTCCATGTTGGATAGTTTGGATACTTGCCTTCTAATATACCATCAATTGTATATCGACCTGCTGCTGCTCGTTGACTGTCTTTAGTAATACCATGTCCAGCTTGGTTTGTATGCATATCATACAAAGTTTTACCGGTTTCAGAATCCACATACATTTTAGCATATTTTTTGTATGTAGTGAATGATATCTTTAAGAAACGAGCTGCTTCGGCATTTGATTTAGTATTAGCTATTGCATATCGAATATCAGACTCTGGCAAATCATATGCCGTACGTCCTTTTCCATACACATACTTATACTGCTGAGACATAATTAATATACTCCTTTTTTGCGGAGTTCGATAATAGCATGTTTAGGATGCATTTTACGTTCCCACATTTCTCGCATCTCCGTTTTTAATTTGCTTGTAAAATCTAAGAATGTAGATGGATACACACCGCTTCTTTGTTTAAGATCATCATACCATGTAGAATATGCTGAATATTGTTCGTCAAAACGATCTGCATCTGTGCGCGTTTCCCAGTATTCAATTTGATCTTTAAGTGGCCATAATTCTAATGCAATGTTAGGATCTTTACGGCGTGCTGGAAGGATTGGATGATTCTTTTCTCGATTTGCATTTTTTGTGATGAATTTATCCATCAAATTTATTGAACGGTCCTTCGCCGATTCACCTGAGTATACTGATCTTTTACCCATAACTTATTTTGTTTTTTCTGTTAATATAACTATTTTACGCCAAGCATCTTCTGCCTGGTAAATATATTTTTTAAATTCAATAATGTTTTGTTCTTTTCGGGCTGCTTCAGCTCGTTTCATATTTCTATGATATGTAGCATGCAGCATATTAATCCTAAATTTATACCACCATTTAATCATCGTTGTTTGTATTTTTCTAATGTAACATTTAAACCTTGAGAATATAGTTCTTCGAATGCCATTTCACAATCATCATAATTACTAACATACACTGAACATTGTTTTGTGTTATGCACTATATTCGCACATTGTACGGCTTGTAAATAATTATGGCTACATATATCCATTAAGCATCCGATCACATGTTCAAACGTGTTAATATCATCATTATGCAATATTACTTGCCACTGACCTCGTTTAGTTGTTGATTGTTTTTTGGACATCTCTGATAATTGCACATTGTTCATAGAACTCATTTTTTGTTGCATAGTCTAAACATTGATTTAAAAATCGTTGCTTTCGATCTGTATCCCAGTGATCTGGCCATTCCCATGAATTAGTTTTCATATGGTTAATGGATGTAATCAATAATTTATCTATAAAATTCTCCATAACATATAATAAGTAAAATCAAATAATTATCCAATTATATATTAGATATATTTAGCATTCTTATCAGTTGTTACATTGTCATACCGAACATATCCAACTCCGGTAGTGTTGCCTACACCTGGTTGTAATTTAACCATATACCATGTTTGACCTTGGTCATCTTTTGAGATTTTCATGATTTTACCAACTGGATCCGGCCATGTTATTTTGGTTTGAAAATTGTGAATTAATCCGGTATTTACTTCTGGGGACGTACGAACATTTACATAGTCAGCTGATGTTCGTTTTCTAGGATATACCAGTTTACCTATCAATGATCCTGCCGCAGGATCTTTTGGCATACCTGAGCTCGTTGCAACAGATTTACTTTTACTACCAGTTCCTTTTAGTTCAGAAGCATATTTACGAAATGCATCTGCATTAGATTTCATTCGTTTAACTACACCTTTAAATCGGCCTGGATTTAGATAATTCGGATGATTAAGATATTCATCTGCAACTCTATCCCATTTGCCCTGATTAATCATTTTGCGAGTTACTGGTCCTAGGTCACCTCGATAGATTGCATTTAATATTGCCGTTCGTACATATTTAGGATATGACGCAAATTTAGGAATCAACCTAGCTGCTTTTGCTTCATTGTCTGCAATGCCTTTTGCTAACAACTTTTCAGCTGCAGCTTTTGATATTTTCATCCCTGGTTTTAACGACGGATATACCGCTGCTGTTGTACCATATCCAATAGTTAGTGTACCAATTATCGTTGCCCCTGGTTTTGCTGGAACCCTAGGGTTAGCATCATCATATGCTAGATGGTTTCCATTAGCATCAGTTGGTCCAGGACCTTCCCATTGCTTAACCATTTCTTTGAACTCATTGTCAAATGCTAGAGATGCTTCTGACAGTATAGATTTTAGATGTATCATTTACTTGCCTCGTTCTTCACGTATAATCAATTCACCTAGTACTTCTAATCGACCTACTTCTCGTTGAAATTCAGTTTGAGTCATCGATGTAGATATTTTACTATAGGTTGCTTTAAATTCGCGTTTTGCAGCTTTTAAATCAAATTTACCGGCCGCAGCTTTTTTATAATATGGAAGTTTAACTTTAAAGTGATGCCACGTTAATAATGCTAATCCGCCTTTGCTGTGAGCAGAATCCGCAATCTTTTTTGCTCCAGACTCTCTAGTGTCTGCGAAGTCTTCGAATGTATCTGGTTTAGATTTTTTTTCAAATAGTAAATTTATTAGTTTCATATTAATAAATATTACAATGTAGGAATCAGTTTATATGATTTTCTGCCAAATAATAACATGGATCTAAAATCTGCTTGTTGAAATGCATCTAAATTATTTTTAGACATATAATTGAATCGCATTACAGTAGGAACAATATGATTCCAATCTATATTTTGCAATACGTGTTCTACATAATCGATATCTGGCAACATTTCGTTAACATGTAAATAATCCCATTCAATATGCACTACCGGATAAACTCTATCCTCAGTTATATAATCGATACATAAATCTAAACCGCATTTAAATTCTGCACTTAATACGCGTAATAATTCCGGCCGACGTTTTGCATAACGTTTAATTTGTTCAGCAGCATCACCAACAATTGGGTGTCTGAATACAAATTGACTATGATCGAGAATTAAAGAAGATTGTTCGGTTTGAGTGAACCATGGGAGTATTATTGCATGAGCTCCATTAGAAGCTTCTCCATCTTTATACCACGTGGTATCATGTTCTAACGAGACTCCATTATGCTTATAATATTCTTGTTCAATTTCATTTAAATCAAAACCTTCATGATCTACATGACATGTATAATTCATTAATACATGTTCTGCTACATCTTCTGGTAATGGTTTTGAAATTTGAATGTCTCGATATGTGGGTCGTATTAATTCAAATTTTAAATCGTACATTATAACTTTTTTATTATGTTTGAAAAATTGGTTTTTGAATTATTAAAATCTGAATCAGCATCATCAAACAATTTAGTATCGAATGAATTTTTTGTTTTTGTTATCAAACAAACTGTTGCGTCAAACTGTTCTAATCCGTTTAGCAGATACACAATGCCAAAGTATGCATACGAATCGCAAACTTTTGCTACAAATTCTGCTTTTGAAAATATTAGTTTCAATGTTCCTAAATCATCTATAGGTGCACTGAAAATATGTTCTTTGTTTTTTAATCCTAAATATGAAAATTTAGCAGATGTTTTCATTTGTTTTGAAAACTCTTTAAAAAATGGTTTTGCAAGTTGCATTGGATCAACAACATTGCTTTCATTTAATATATTTTTTAATTTCATCATTTAGTTAGATCCTTATCATCTAATGCACCTCCTGTTACCCAAGCAGTACAAGATCTTGTACCGGCACATTTAAAATGTAAAAAGTTACAATAACCTAAGTCAGCTTTCTCAATTGTAGCCATTGCATCGATATTTTTTTCTTTGCCTTCTATTCCTTTAGACATGCAATTCCACATTTTATCAGAAACATCAAATGCTGCACAATTTGCACATTTCATTGTTTTTGCAGTAGCTTCATCAATTTTCCAACGCTTTGCTGCATCTTTCCAATATGATCCAGGTTTATCTGGATTAGCAGGACCATAGTAATACTCATCTATTGCATGTTGACGATTTTTTAAATTAACATGAATATCTTGTGTTGCAACCGGACACCCGGTTTTTGCTTCGATTAATATGTGTTTAAGCTTCTGCATTATTTTTTATGTTTTGAAATTTCAATTGCTGCCAATTGTTTTAATGCAGCTTTTTTTGTTGGATGTGTACCTAAACGTTTACCACCTTTGCTTGGATATACTGCCCATCCATCATCTACACGTTGTATTTTTTCAGACATTACACTACGTAGATGATTTTTAAAATCTACTGGAACGAATTGTGGTTGTTGATTGTTATATGAATCGGATGTTGACATATTATTCATCAAGAATCCTCCAACTTCTTCTACATCATCTTTAGATGTGGCAATATGATCTGCAGCCCAACCATGTCCATCTGATAGAATTTGGTCTACATGTGCCGGATCCAATTGTAACATCGAATCTACCATTTTTTTGATGGTTTTGAGATTTTGAAAAAACATGTAGTTGTCGATGTTGCTATGATCCATTTCAGAGTCACACCCACATTCTGTTAATTGTTGCTTCATGATATCCTTTGTGTATTACTTATAATGTAGCTTGTTCGAGGTTATCAGCAGAATCATATGGAATACCTTCACCATCTTCTATAGTTACATCCGGATACATTTTACAAATAACATTGATCAATGTATTCATCGTATTTAATCTGTCGTACTCAGTTGTTAACTTTGCTGTCTTAGTATAGTCTAATGCTGGCTGTATTGTACCAACTTGAAATTCTAATAGTCTGGTTATAACTGTTTTAAAGTTTCTAGGTTCATATGTCTCAGCGGTATCAATTTCTAGATCAATTTCGCCAACTAATTGCGTTTCGAATTGATTTTTAATTAAAAGATATGCGTCTTCTATCGTTTTGTATGTTCGACGTAAAGTTGCAAATTCGGTAACTTGATCTGCTATTGGTTGCAGAATAATAGCATCGGCTTGGTCATAGTAATCATATGGATCAAACGTTAAACCGAGTTCACCTTGTTTCCATTTCACCGGTAGTTTAAAATTTCTAGTTAAACTACCATAGTTAGTCGTTTTTGGTATGTTAATTGTAACGCTTAACACACTAGAGTCTTTATATTTTGTTACGAATTTAAGTAATCTTGAATTAGACAACATACTAGTTAAATTAATAGTAATATATCCTGTTTCATCAATTAAAAATCTTGTAGTAAATAAGTTATCTGTAGTATCATCAATAATGTACCGGGATGGAAACATACTAGTCTCTCGATCCGCTTGATTTAGATCGGTTATTCGCAAAGAATTATCTGCAGTGGCTGCTTGGTCCGTTGAATTAATTGAATTAAGAGCTACGTCAAGTTGACCGGTAATACCAGATACCGTTATATTTTCCGATACATCGGGATCTGATTCGAATTTAAAACTAATAGTATTCACATTATCCTTTTGATACGATAGACCAAATCGTGCCAGTAAGTGTAATTACACCACCAACTATTTCTGTTACTACGGTTTCATCAACTAATCCACGCATAACAAAGATACCTCCAACAAATGTTAAAGCATGACGAATAATTCCTAAGATTTGTTCTTTTGTAAGTTTCATATTTTCCTTTTTATATAAATATTTGATTATGTGCTTTTAATCACAACTGTAACATTAACGCCCCAAACGGCACTACTTGCACCAGTTTCTGTTAGTCTAATTGTAACTATTTCACCGCCATTAACTGCGGTACCTGGTTCAATTGCACCAGCCTCATATGCGTTACTTAAATCTAATTGTTTAATAGCAGTAATATTAGTACCATCGATAAATAAATCAGTATCTACCGTAGCCGATCCGGTGGTTGATGCATAGGATGTGGCTGCAGCATATATAATATCACCGGCGAAAGGCGCTACTAATCCAATTTGATTTGGACCTACTGTGTTCGGTAGAGCTGCGAAGCCTCCGATATATGTTTCTCGTCCATTTACTGTATTTGTTACTTGTGAATGAAAAAATGTTAAAGTTATGTATTCAGTACCAGATCCAATTGCATTTAATGCATAGGATGCTGTTGTAGCAAAAGATGCTGTCCCAGTAAGTGTACCCAAAAGCGATCCAGTAAATGAAGTTGCTCTTACAGGTGCATTAATTAATAACCCTAAATTCGAAAATGAAGAAGAAATAATCCCGTTCCGGTGGCGAATCTGAGTATCTAAACTATTATTAGTAGCATTTAATAAAACGATACCCGATGTTTCGGAAATAAAATATCCGTTTGTTCCTATTTGTAAATTAGTTATTCCAGCACTTCCTGTAAATGATCCAGTAAATGATCCAGAAGCTATAATGCTATCGGTACCAACTCCACTTAATGCATCTATAGCTCGGGTTATGTGTTCTGCTTGAATAGTACCACCATTAGTAATACCTGTTTTATTTATTATTGCCATTTCCTATATTCCTTTTTTTATACATTGGCCAATTTTTTGTTCGTTCATTCAACCATTCTCGTCGATCATCACACCCACAATCTTCATCTAATAACTCAGCAATTCGTTTTGCAAGTTGATCTAATCCTGTAGCTGATGTTATCCGTTTAATATCATCACCTAAACCTCTACTACCATTTTGCATCGATTGCTCCATTTTGAATTGAGTTTTGTAATTGCATGATCATAGTTTGCCATTGTGCCGTATTTGGTATTTCAAATACTTGTGTGCCCGGATATTGATATTGTTGTCCCGGTTTCATTAAAATCATATGACCCGTGTCATCGATTCCTAAAACATCATATTCAACATGTTCCATTGTGATGCCTCCATATGGCGTAGGTATCATTGTGCATTTACCTGGATGTCTCCATTGCCCCATCGGATCGGTAACTGCTTGTGTCTGTGTTAACACAGAATCCCACCCGGTAGTGTCTAACTTCTTTTTACCAGTTACATGCATTATCAATGATTCAGTAACATCTGCATGTTTATTTTCTTGAATTATATCCATAACCTCTTGTTTAACAATGTTTTCTATAGATAACCTACCTATAGATATCGTTTGCTCTAATCTGTTTAAACGTTCGATATATCCTTTATTACGTAGATGTTTAAATGCCATGTTTTCTACAGAATATTCACCATTAGCATCTAAACCAGACTGTCGTAATTTTCTTAATTTATTTTTAATTTTATTAATTTTCTTTATAGCAGTTGGATCTGTTTCTTTAATTGAATCGATTTCATATTCATATGGTTTTGCTTTTTGTTCAATAGCATCATCATCAATCGATATAGTATCAGCCGTTGGTTTATGCAGCCATTTATTTTTTAACACAGAAAACACACCAACCGTTGAATGTAGGTTCTCATTCGAGTCTTGTGCATATAACTCAATATCCATTCCTTTATATTTTAACGGATATTTTAAATTCCATACACTCTTTTTTGCATGCATATAATTACTTACTAGATGCATGTTATCGTTAACCTGTAAATAATTTATAACAACATGTAAATCGATATCGCTAAATTTAGTCCAATTATAGTTTGCACTACTTCCAATTAATATAATATCTAATACCGGAGCATCTGTTTCTAGAAATTTATAGAATGATCTCGCAATTTTCAATAAACCTAATCGCAATTTAGGATGTAACTCGGTACCATTCCAAAGTTTTGGATTTAGTGTAGACTGAGTTTCATATTCATTAATCATTCGATATCCAATTCGCGTTTTAATGTAAGTATCTCTTCTTCCGAATATCCCTTTTCACGCAGTGTTGCTAATCGATCAGTGGTTTGTCCAGATGCATTTTTAAAATCGATTTTTATTTGAGATCCAACCGTACTAATAGTACTCGGTTCATCGACAGTCGCAGATTGGTCTGCATTACCAACTGATCCGATTCCTAACCCAGCTGCAACTCCAGTTACAGCAGCTACTGGTTGCTCTACATATGTTTTTAAGTAGTTATTATATACCATATACAACGCCGGCATGATAACTCCTTGTGGATTATCTTCTGTGTCCCATCCAATTTTTTCTGCGAAATCTTCTAATTCATTGTATACAATATCAACGTTCTTTGGATTTGACAATCGATATGAATCTAATTTAATTATTTTAGAAAACATTTCAGGCATTCCCGCAGTAGCTACTGCCCCAGGTCGAAATATGTTAGATGCTTGTGAAAATGTATTTTCAACATATGTTTTATACAATTTATTATCAGTGGATGTTCTGGCAATATAATCTGATATCTTTTTCCATTTTAATGGATCGGTCTGTTTAACATTATCCATCCAATCTCTAATTTGAGAAAAAGATTTTACTTGAAGCCACGGAGGTATTCCAAATGATGCCGCTTCCGCAGCTGAATACTTTTTATTGCTTTTAAATATAAGTGCAGTTTTATCTGGACTATTTATTAGTTGCTTTGCCCATCGAACATCCATCGCATCCTTAAGCAATTTTAATTCTCTTGTACCTACTCCATATTTTTTTAAGATATTTTTAGCAGTGCTATATACACCAACAGATCCAATAGTTAACACTTTATTTAAAACATTACCACCAGTTTTAGCAGCTTTTGATGCTTTAGCTGCCGCAACAACTTTTGATGCAAAAGATTGTCTAATAGGCCTAGTTACTGTGTTGTTTAATGAACCAATAACTCGATCTATTTGTCTGTCAACCCCAGGTCCGAAGTATTTCTTTCCCTTTAAAAGAATGTTAGCCACAGCATCGCCTTTATCAGCTACTAGTTTTAAATGAGACTTGCTAAGTTTACCAGACGCAACTGCTTCTTGATAAAATTTAGTTAACTGTGTAATACTACTGCTAGATCCACCTGCAGCTTGTTTCCAAATTTTAGATGCCGAACTCATTCCGCCTAAAGTTTGTATAGCACCTTTAAAACCTAATTTTATACCAGATCCTACAACTGGTATGATTGCAACTAAAGATAAAGTACCTTCTAAATATTTACCTCTAGAAAAATATATTATAGCATTAACAGCATCTATTATATCACCATATCCTGGAATCAATCCAAGCCAATCCATTGCAGTTTGAATAGTATCAATGGTAGATGGAGCTTTGTCGCGAGCTTGTTTTGCTGTAATTGCTTGTTGTTTTTGTTTGCTTTGTTTCTGTTTTCTTAACGACGAAACTTTAATTACTTCTAATTCGTTGCCATCAACTGATAATTTAGGTGTACCGCCGGTTTCTGAATAGTTCCACGTTGTTTCGGTGTTTGATGATTGAATATATGCAGTACCATCACTAAATAATTGTACCATGCCTATTTCAGGATCATCAAATGAATATGTTCTTAACCCAGAAAAGTTTCCTGGTGTTTCACCAGACGATCGAAATAGTTGATCAACTTTAGTCCATTTGGGTGAAGTTTGTTCTTGTATTAGTTGTTCCGTAAGAACAGATTCAACTTCTTCCTGTATAATTGTATTTATTACTTTAAATTTTGACATGATACATCGTATTTATTAATAAATATCACGTTTTCCAAAAGAGCTGTACTAATATTAGTGCAAATGCTAATAATAAAGATATTGCAGTTTTTGCATTAATTGCCTCATCACGAAAAATATATGTCATTAGTGTGAATATGAATATACCAGCACAAAATGAAATAAAACGTCCGGGCCAAAATAACCCACCGAATCCATACACAACATAACTAGTTGCTTCCATAAACAACCACGTGATAGGAACTCCTAGTAACATTAAAGCCCATCGCCATTCTTTTGCCCATGGCCAAATTAATGGACCATTAACTTGTATCCAAACTATAATTTGACCTAAAATAAATAGTAAAAATGATAATAGTATGTAACGATAATTCATATACTATAATATGAACTTATTACATGTATTCAAAATTATATTAATACGATTATTATCGTTCGCCTTTATGTGTATCAAATTTATCTAGAATTTGATTCAAAAGGTTTGCTTGAATGAATCCAGCCATGGATGCATTTTTTAATGCACTTAATAATTCAAAAACAATAAATGGCACCAATATTGTTTCACTTAACCAACCGGTGCCAGGAAATCCTTTTTCCACTAGCAATAACACTGTTAAAATTACAATCCATGTTACTGTGGTTCGCAATACTTTTAGTGCTTTAAATGTTTGGAAGCCTTCTCGTTTAACGCCAGCAACTATTCCAAAAAACCCGTCGAACAATACCACAGCAATTAATGCCAAATATTGTTCGACGTGATCTAAGGTTAGATTGTAAAAATATGTACTAATAAATGTCATGGTTGTTGTTAGTACAAGTGATATTGCTAATGGGATTGATTTCATTATTTTATATCATTGGATTCAATTAATGTGTATGAAAATTTATTTCCGTTTGCTGCACGAGCTATACGACAAATTGCCATAAACTCTTCGAAGTCTTTAGAACGTTTAAATACTTGGCATCCTTCTGACCAATTCTCTACAAATGTTGAGTCTGCACCAGCTTTATGAATATTGATTCCAAATACACCTTCTTGAATTTTATTTTCATCATATGTCATATCCTTGTTCGGATCACGGAATACTTTAACTGCTTTATTTTGTCCTAAGGCTTCATATTTCCCAGCATGTAATCGCATAATATGAGAATCAATATATTGTCCTTCTACTAATCGTGCTACACCCGCTTTGTTTCCATATTTCATAACGCCCTTTGTTCCAGGATCTGTTGTTGCTGGCCAGCAATGGAATTTTTCTTCACCACCAACTGTGTAAGATAATGTGATATGGTCGTCAAACAAATTTGTTACTTTGTGACCTGTGTCGGAATTTCGAGCTCCTACAATGTTTAATAGATAATCTTTACCTTCAAACCATTTGTATCCTTTTGCAATAACTGCATTCTTAACTTGCTCTAATGTATATTTAGGAGCAGCAGTTGTTTTAGAAGCTGGTTTTGCTGCAGTTTTTGATTCTACAACTATTCCCATTTTAGCTAATGTAGCAGGTCCTACTACTCCATCTGCTTTTAAACCATTCTTAGTTTGCCAAGCTTTTACTGCTTCTTCTGTCTTAGGGCCAAAGTTTCCTACTGGATCTACACCTAATACTACTTGAATTTTCTTTACAACTTCGTTGTTGTCACCTCTTTTAAGTACCATAATTAACTCTTTTTTTTTTTGTTATTACTATGTTTTTTATTTTTTTTCTTTACTGCCTTCTTGTGTAGCATACTTGATACCCATGATTGTACCAACTATTGAAAAGGCATTTGTTAATAATACACTAAACATATTACTCCATGTAGAGCCTATTATTTGTGTGTCTTGGTTTGTTATAATAGCCATCCAGTATAATGTTGTTGTTACAACTCCTACTCCTACTATAACAGCTAATGCAACTTTAACAATTATTTTTATTAGCTCACTTTGGCTTTTTTTCATCATGACATCTAAGTCATTTAGTGCTGCATCTTTTTCTATCTCAATTGCATTCTTAAGCTTTTGTGAGTTATCAAGTTCTACCTGTAAATTTGTTGTTAAGTCGTCGATTTTCTTCTTATTGTTTACAGCCTCAGTGACATCGGTTGCAATTTTAACTACATCAGTGATATTTCCTTTACTGTCTAAAACAGGATTGTAAGATGCTTGTAAATAAACAGTAGATCCATCTACTTTTCTTCTTTCAAATATTCCATCAAAATACTTACCTTTTCTTAAACTATCCCAAAACTTAGTATAGTCATCAGATTTAGAATACTCATAGCTAACAAAAATGCTGTGATGTTTTCCAATGACTTTAGCTTTTTCATTAGCTTTATAACCCATGGTTTCTAAGAATATAGAATTTGCATCTGTTATAAATCCATCAATGTTAAAACTAATAAGAGCTGTACTTCTGTTGATGGCATCTATCTGTTTCTTGCTATTGACAATTGCACTAATGTCAGTAGCAACTTTCATTATCTTGGTAATCTTGTTGTCTTCATCAAAAATAGGGTTATAAGTTGCTTGAAGATTGATAAGACTTCCATCTTTTCTTCGTCTTTCAAACTCACCTTGATAATACTTACCACTTCTTAAGATATCCCAAAACTTTTCATACTCATATGACTTTGCGTAATCTTCACATACAAACATGCTATGGTGTTTACCGATAAGATCTTCGTGTTTACCTATACCATAACCCATTGCTTCCAAAAAAATGTCATTAACGCCTAATATGATACCATTAAGATCGAAATAAATAAGAGCATTACTCCTATTAATTGCTTCTATCCTGCTTAATAACTCTTCTTTTGATAGGTTTTTCATTCGAATATTCTTTCAGTTTTACGTCAAAATTAAATTTGATAGTGACAACTAAATTAACCTAGTTCTTCTTCGTTATTATTTTGATTGTTGTTATTTTTACCTGCAAATTTTTCTAAACCTGCAATACCCAAACTACCTAAAGTAACAATAACAAATGAATTGTAAATGTATTCGTTAAGTTTCAACTCATTACCAAAGTAACCAGTTACTAAATCAACTATCATTGCCAATGTCATTACTGCGAAAGACATAAATCCAATGATTGTTTTTTCATTGTAATCGTTTGAGTTTTTAAAAATTTCATTAAACCTCATAGCATTTCCTTGTTTTTATTTGTTTAAAACAATAACCTATTCAATTTAAAGTAACTTTTTAATAAATATGTATTAGATTATATTAATAAGATTTTTTTCGTATGTTTCTAATGAATATACAGATATTTTGAGATTGCCTAATTGAAAGTCACCAATTTCACCTGAATCCTGTATAATAGATGCTAATTGTTGAATATACATGAAATCCTGGTTTGTTAATTGTAGTTTATCAAATTCTACTACAATATCATTTTCACCATGCGGATCATTGTAGCCGGTATGAAGTACTCGTTTTGTTAGATCGAATTTAGTATTCGGTTGTTCTCGATCAATGTAATGAGTTGTTATAACCTGCATATTATCTTCAATATATATTCTATCACACCACGGTTCTAATAGTTCTAATACATCTGATGTGCAATTTTTTACTATGAATGCAATGTTATATTTTGGAGCTTCGGATCTACTTCCCCATTTTCTAACGTAGTTTCGATTGGATGTCAATTCTATTTGTTGAGTTCTGGTTTGATATTCTTCTGAAAATCTAGATGTCTTACTTACAAAATGATAACATATCGCATCCAATGCCGTAAAACATTTCATTCCTAACATTTTCCAACGACAAATTAAATCATCATCTTCACAAAACATTGGATTGAATAAATTATCCATACCTCCAATTTCTAACAACTTGATTCTAGGCATACACATAAAAAACGTAATACCAGATTCGGTTTTATCAGCATATTGTTTTTGTTTGATTTGTACAAACTCATATAAAGCATCTTTATCGAACGCCTCTATAGATGTACCTAAATCATATATCAATTTACCAGGACGTTCATGATCTGCGAATATAGGCGGCTCTATTGTGGTATATGACACTATATTTTCAGAGTTTACATGTTTTTCTAAATTTTCAATGAATCCCGGGGCTAAAACGATATCGTTATGCAAATATGCTACATAATCTTTAGTTGCTAATTCAGCAGCTTTATTAAACGTATCGGAAAATGTTTTAGATTCATCCGAATAAAAATACTTAACATTATTATCCGTTAATGTTTCTAACCATTCGTGAGTCCCATCTGTTGATCCGTAACTTACAAAACATAATTCTGTATCTGGATAAAGTTCTCGAGTTGTTTCATAAAAATGTTTGTTGTAGTCTAAATTATTCTTTAATCCTACTAATAATGATATGTTATTTTTCATAATTCTTGTATTCTTTTTTGTATGTAAAAATCAATATTTTGATTAAAATTAGTTCGTTGTTCTGATACATCAGTCTTAACGATATTATTTCTATAATAACTAGAAAATTCTTTTCCAACTAACGGTCCGGTTCCATATTCAAATATAATTTGATTATCTAGTCGATATTGTTGAAAATCATATCCATGTTGTTTGGCAATTGTACTAACTACAAGTCCATAATAATCCCATCCTCCATACCCAACCCAATCTTCTTGAACTGGTGCTAATTTTTCGTAATATGATTTACTATATAAATCGAACCATCCTGCCCATTTTTCTTGATTAATTGGTGTTAATTTAACCGGATCTGATGTTGTTTTAATAAAATAATCTACATCAAATATATCGGTGGTGTGTTCCCAACCATAATGCGGGCCAATTGCAAATTTGGGATGCGTTAATATTTCCCAACTTTCATCCCACATTCTACATATTTGCGGAGTAATTACGAAATATTCATTTTTTATTGTAGTCGCCGCTTGTATGATATATTCTAATAAATGTTCATGAAAATACATATCTGGACAAATTGTTATATAATAATCTACCGTTTCATGCATAGCAGATTTTTGTAAATCCAAATGTCCGTATAAAATATCTCCTTCAATAATTTTTGGATTATGAATATAATCATTCAATAAAATAGAAATATTTTCATACTTTTGTATAAAAAAATCTTTTGGAAGTTTTGTTTGTTCCCAATCGATTAGTTTGTCAGATAAATTTAAAACGGAATCAATAATTATTGTATGTTCATTTGATAAAAAATACTTAGATTTTTTTAATTGTATAAATGAAAGTAATGCATAGTCAATTTCCCATGGCATTATATGATACATTATTTTTATATTCATAGCATTTCTTTTAACTTATTATACGTTTCTTCTATTCCGCGTTTTAATCCAATAAAATTTACATCTAAAGGATAATATTGACCTACATAGCCAGATATATTATTTCCTACTGATATCGGAACTTCATATGTATCTAAAGTATTAATAATTTTAGCAATATTATAAAGATATAATTTCAGACCTGAATATATACAATCTAAAGTTTTTGGTAAATTATTATTATTAATATAATATTCTATTAAAGTAACCAAATCTTTCATATAAATAAAATCCATTAATTTATTTTCGTATATTTGGATCGTTTCTTTGTTAATATAACGTTTAATATTTGATTTAATAAATCTGGTATCTAATTCATTTTCATCGAACACTCCAAATATTCTTAAATTATAAAAATTTGGTTTATCGTTAATCGATTGACTAATAATAAATTTGCTTAAACCGTACGGAGTCGAATGAGTTAGTTCAGCACCAGATCCTAAATTTATAAATTTATTATAATTAGTTTGGTGATTTAAAAGATTATAGTATAATTTTATATTTTGATCTATAATTGAACTGTCTTCTAGTTTGTTTCTGTGACCGCCAACGATTGCAGTATGAATTACTACATCAAAATATTTTCCGGAAAACCAATTATTTGTAGCTATCGAATCGGTTAAATCGAAATCATCTCTTCCAATGCAAGTAACCTCATATTTAGAATGTAAATATGAATACAAACTTCGTCCTATGTAACCATTTTTACCTGTAATTAATATTTTCATTTATTCTTCAGCTTTTGTGCTACTTCTAAAATAAGATCTTCTTGTCCTGCAACTAATTTTCTATTTCCTAACTCAAAAATAAGAGATGAATATTCAATTCCATATAATTTAGATGCTTTAATTATCGGCTTCTCAAATCCGGAAAATAATTTTGTTAATCCAGTTAAAACATTAATGGGCGTGGATACGGGATGTGTTGGAACTAAATAATCCATTACACGATCTGCTTCTTTAATCGTTTCTTCAAAACTAATTCCGGTAGAAAAATTACTACGTTCAAACACAGGTAATAATAATTCTAAAGGTGCATTACCAGCTCCAGCCCCAAATCCTCGAATACACGCATCAATCAATTCAGCTCCATTTTCGGCAGCTACTAATGAATTAGCTACAGCACATCCTAAATTATTATGCGCATGAAACCCAACTTTAATATTTAATTGTGATTTTAACAAACTAATACGTTCTTTTACGTCAGCAGGTAAATAAGTGCCTGTCGAATCCATAATGATAACAGCTTGGGCGCCATATTCTTCCATGATCTTAGCTTGTTCTGCTAACTCAGCTGGTGTGATTAAAGCAGACATCATTAATACCCCATATACCGTTTTACCGGTCTTTGCTAAATATTCTATGTGGGATTTTGATAAAGTTGCTTCAGTACAATGTGTTGCGACACGAAATACATCGACTCCATAATCGATAGCTAACATTGCGTCATCAATAGTAGATAAGCCTGGAATCGTATGAACTCCTAATTTTGATGATTTAAGATTTTTTCTAGCAATAGTTAACATTTCTTTGTCGGTATTAGGAGATTTTCCTATCAATAACGACGATGCTGCTAAACCATTACCGTGCCCTACTTCTACAACAGGTATTCCAGCTTTATCCGCAAATTGACAATATCTTTCGATGCTGTCTAAACTAATAGTATGCTTAACGCTATGATTTCCGTCTCTAAGACTAGAATCCGTAATGATTATATTTTTCATAGTTAATGTTTTAATTTTTCTGTAATCTTAATTGCCGCACAGTTAATAATATCTAAGTTACCGGCATATTCTGGCAGATACTCTCCAGTTCCCTTTACCCTAATACTTAATACAACTACTCCGTTTTCATTTAGTGTAGGCGGTAATACTAGTTCGTAATATGGTATATAAGTTTTTAATTCTTCTATTTTTTCTGCAATCTTTTCTGTTAAATTATTAAAATCAATTTCTTTAGTTTTAATAAAAATAGTAGTTTGCATATCAACGCATGGTTCTGCGGGATTCAAATTAAGAATAACTTTAGTTTTTCTACATCCGGTGAACTTAGTTATTGCATTTTTTGTAGTTTTAATGTAATTGTCAACATTGATTCTCGTAGCCATTCCGGCACTTTTAGATGCAATTTGAGACACAATTTCTACGTATTCTAATCCTTTACAATGTTTTGATATTAAATGTAACATTGGCATTGATGCTTGTCCCCCACACGTAATCATGTTAACATTATCATCCGTTAATATAATATCTCCATTAACATCAGGTACGCACATATCCCCAACTTTTGCTGGAGTTAAATCAATTACTTTGATTCCTTGTTCTTTAAAGATTTTAGCATGTTCTTTAGCATCTGTAGCATTAGTACAATCATATACCACTTCGCAACAATTAGGATTATTTTTGAAATAATCAATTCCTTGATCTGATATTTTAATTCCTTTTGATTTAGCAATACTCATCGTGCCAGAATCCAATCTTCTTCCTACGAATGCTACTACATCAATAAAGTCAGTTTTAATTGACTTTAACATGAGATCGGTACCGATATTACCTGTACCTAAAATTGCTACTTTTATTTTCATCTCGTTATACTATTACTTCGTTCATTAATTCCGGAAACCATCGCCGCTTTAATATCTTCTAAAGGCAACAATGGCGACATTTCTTCTAGTAATCCAGCTTGAATTGTATTGTCATTATTTTTGATACCTTTTACTTTAGGTATAAATTCTTGATTCGGATCCATAAATACTTCTAAAATACTTTGATTGGTAGCTGCTAAAAAATCATCAACATTATCTAATGTATAATAATCATATCCAAATGCATCTGCTACTTTTTTATATTCTGGAAGTTCTACGCCTGTTGATTTATCAACGCAAGTTTTCGTTCCACCAAATAACATGTTTTGCGTATGCTTGATCATTAAGTAGCCATCATTGTTAAAGATAACAATTTTAACTGGCAAATTATGAGTTTTAATTGTTTGAAGTTCTTGTAAATTCATCATCATACCTCCATCACAATTCAAACATAATACTGACTTATTACCAAATCCAGCGCCAACCGCCGCGGCAAGACCATATCCCATTTCGCCTAAACCTAATGATGTAAACATCTTTTGATTTGGTTTGATATTAAATCCATAAAAGCCACTTAATAAAGCAGTTCCCATGTCCGTAACAATTGTATAGTTATCGGGTACTTTGTTTGAGAACCAATCTATAAATGTATATGAATTAGTAGGATCAACTAAATGTTCAGGCATTACTCTAGGATATTTGTTTCGAATGTTATCGCAATATAATTTCCAATCCGTAGTGTCTACTTTAATTAAATCAACTGAAATTAAATCATATAAGATGTTTCCGATATCTTCATTAATTGGTAATCCATCAAATTTATTTGTTTCTGTTGAGTCTATATCAATATGAACTATTGTTGCATTAGGTGCAAAATCTTTTCTAGAATATCCTGTTTGTAATAGAGATAATCTACTTCCCATTACAATTAATAAATCGCAATTTTGTACTATAAAATTGGATGAACGTTGTCCTTGAACACCTGAACGACCGTAGTTATTTGAATGAGTTTCTTCAAGTAAATCTACTGCTGACCAAGTTAATATTGTGGGTAAATTATGTTGCTCAATAAATTGTTTAAATAATTTTTCTGATTGAGATAATTTAACTCCATGTCCTCCAATTACAACTGGTCTTTTACTTTGGTTAAGTAAATCTATTAAGTCTAATGTTTTTGGACTTAACATTGGAGTGTTTAATTTTTTAAATGGGGTGATAGGTTGTTCTTCAACCATTTGTCCTTGAATATCAAATGGTATTTCTAAAAATACAGGACCTGGTCTATTGATTTGTGTTGTTTCAAATGCCTTTTCAAATGTTTCGTATACATTTTCTTTAGTGATTCGAACAGACATTTTTGTATGTTTTGAAAATGTATCTACTGAATCATATCCTTGAATACCGTACATTCTCATATCTGAATATTCATTAATATAATATGATTGTTCTTGTCCCGATATAATAATTCCAGGAATTGAATCTGCCCAATTGGATAAAATACCAGTAAATGAATTCGAAGATCCTCCGCCGGCTGTAACTAGTGATGCAGCCAGTTTTCCAGTAGATCTATAATATGCTCCCATTGCCATAACGGCAGCTTGTTCATGATGTACAGCGATTAATTTAATATTAGATTTGTTATTTATGGAATTGTATATATGAGAATTAGCAGACCCGATAATACCAAATACAACTTCGATATTATTCTTTTCTAAAAATTCTGCTATAACATCACTAACTTTTACCATATAAATTTATTTCTATAATATTTTACAATTTCTTTTAACTCAACATCAAATTGTTTCCTCGGTTCCCAGCCTAGAGATCTTAGTTTAGAATCATTTAATGAATATCTAACATCCATACCTGGCCTATTATATGATAAATCAATATATTTTTCAATATCATTTATATCAATATTATTTATAATAAGAAGTTTTTTAACAGTTTCCAAGTTGCTTTGTTCAAACCCACCACATATATTAAAAATTTCATTTTCGACGCCAGATTCTATGATTGTAATTATAGAATTTGCAGTATCTTGTGCATGTAGCCAATTTCTAACGGGAGTACCACCATTATGTAATGGTATTTTTTTTCCCAATGTTAATAATTTGCACGCTTTAGGAATTAGTTTTTCTACATACTGACCAATGCCGTAATTATTTGTAGGACGAACAATTACATACGGTACATTATGAGTACGTTGCCAAGCTAATATTAACATATCGGCTGCAGCTTTTGTTGCTGAATAAGGATTAGAAGGTTTTAATAGATGTTCTTCTGTATGTTCGCCAGATTCAATATCTCCATATACTTCGTCTGTACTAAAATGTAATAATATTGGTTTTTTAGAATGTTCCCCTCGATGATTCTTTATAAGTTCTAATAAATTATGAACACCATCGATATTTGATTTAATGAATTCAGAACTGCTAACAATTGAATTTCCAACATGTGTTTCTGCTGCAGTATTAATCACATAATCACAATCATATAAAAATTTTAAATCATTGATATCGCAATGCACAAAAGAAAAATTTGGATATATTTTAAATTCATTTAATACATCTTTATTTGCAGCATATGTAATTTTATCAACGCCTTTAACATACCAACCTTTTTCTAAACACGTACGTGTCACATAGGATCCTATAAATCCTAAACATCCGGTCACATAAACTACTTTCATACAAATCTTTCTTTACATCGTTCTACAAACTTATTAACTTGTTTAATCATATCTTCTTCAGCTATTTCAATTTCTTTATATAACAATGGCAATGTTTCTATTGCTCTGTCGATATCGGTTTCGCCGAAAGCTACCCCATATGGATTAAACCTAGATCCCATTAACCATTCTTCTTTTGTTTTTGTTCCGTCTGGGATTACTATACTTATACAACCACACATTGCTGCTTGTATAGATAAAAAAGTATAATTATCATAACAATAAAATTTTTTAGTTGCATTAAATATACTTGATATATTTGATAAATTTCCAGCATCATGAAATTTAATTTCAATCGAGTCAGCTGGGTGTACTAATGATTTTGGATTTCCTTTTCGTATAGAATAGCAACTTCCGTTTCTAGATACATTTTTATTTTGAAATATATTCGAATGAAATTCTGTTATCATTAATTGATTTTCGCGCGATCCTAATTCGTCAGTATAATAATAATCCATATACCAATATATTAAATCCGTATCTGAATATGTATTATAATCTGTTTGATTTGCTGGGCCTAATATCCATCTTACCACATTTTTTGAATTCAATGGATTATAATGAATTCCTTCCGGATATATTACAATTGCATCAGAAATGTTATCAAATATTTCTTGAGTTATTAACGGCGTATTGTAATCGGAACATACATTAAATGTATCTCGTACATGGATTGGCATTAAATAACAAGGATAACCAATTTGGTTTAGTAAATGACATAATTTATGCATTACTTTGATTCCGCCAACACCCGGATCATAATCATATGTGTAAATTACAAAAGGTTTCATACTAAATTGTGCGTATTTTCATTTAAAAACCAATAAACATTATCAGAATATCGTTCTTCTCCAATACAATGCATAAAATCTATTTGATTTGGTAATTCAATAATTCTTTTTTTGTCTAATGCATGTCCTATAGCGGCTGGGGCTGATAAATTTGCGATTAACATGTTACATGAATTAATAGAAGTAAACCATTCATCTAAAGTTGTTACCTTGTAAAATTCAACTAAATGTTTATACGGAAATTCATTATAATCATTAATGGTAGACGAAATAAATAATACGTTGTCTTTACCATAATGATCAATTAATCGTTCATATGGAAAATCTGGATTACGCATTACATTAGCTTTACGTTGTATTAATATTTTGTTTTGTAAAATGGTATCGAGTTTATTATACGTTAACCATTTATAGTCGCCATTTATCGTAAATTTAAACATGTTTTGATAAATATTTGACCAACACGTTTGATATAATAGTTCTGAGTCAATATATCGTCCTAAATCAATATATTCCGCCGGAACTTCATGTTTAACGTAATTATCATATATTCCGAAACTTTTAATATATGGCTGTTGCATAATTATATCATACAACTCTTGATATGTATTTTCAATTCCAAATTCCCATCCTATGTCGTACATGTATAAATCAGCCGGCTCATTATGAAGTTCGCATAAATTTTTTACAGCAAATAATGAATGAACAAAATCACCTAATTTGCCTCCCATTAAAAACTTCATAATTTTATCTCAGTATATTCAGTTTCGAAAAATTTTTCTTGTATTGCTATTTTTTTTAAATACCGGTCGTAATTTGCTTTAGCAGTTATAGTAGATAATTCAGATTCATGTGCTCTGTCGACTAATTCAAACACTAATGCATTGGTATTTCGTAACATTTCATATTCGATGCTAGTTTTTATTTGATTAAATTTATCGATTCCTATTTGATTTATTATTTCATCACTTAATAACTGATATGAAGTGTTTAATTTTTTATTGACAATGCCGGTACTGTTTTCTAATTTTACTTCATAAATTGATAGTAAATCAAATACATACGATTCATCTAAACTAATCTTTAACATATAACGTTATTTATTTTTAATATTTTCTATAATATGAAGTCCAGTGCATTTTTCAAAGTAATTATTCGATATAAATTCATTTGAAAAATATTTTGGATTAATCCACCAATCTTCGAAGTAATTAGTATCATCCCATAATCCTAAACTACCATTTGGTGCTTTAACATCGTCGCATAATCGAATATATCCTTTTGATGATAAAATATCATATGATTTTGTTTTAGACTCATTGCCGCCAGCATAAAAATCATGTTCAAATGTCATTATTTTAAATTCATACGAATCAAATGGAAAATTTTCTAATCCAACGATTGATGTTGGATCGATATCTAATGATATGTAATCAATTACGGTTGGCACTTCATAAAAATTAAAAATATCTCGTAATTCCGTTTGAGGTATAAGAACAGTTAATACATCCGAATTTATACTTACATTACGACGATTTGTTGCTGATGCTGGGTCTCCGTCAATACATACGCCTTTCCAACCAGCTTCCAGTGTGATCAAATCCGGCGCCAATATCTACAAAAAACCCGGCGTTCCCAATAAGTTTTAGTGCAAATTGATCTTGGTATACTTGTGAATATGTTTTCATGCTGTTACGAATTCTATTAAACGTTTAAATGTATCAATTAAATTTTCCTGAGACCATTCTTTCCGCAATTTTTCTACATAGTTAGTTGTTTTATTAAATTCTAATATTTCTGGTAATGTATGTAATGCCATATCTATATTAGGATCGTACACCGGATTAAACATACCTACATTGGTAATTGCTAATGGCGTATTAGTAGATATTACATAATCAGGAACTCCAGAAATGTCGCGGCCATATCGATATGCAAATGCCATTAAATCATTGTTATAACAAAAATCTAAAATTTCTTCATTTGAAAGAAACTCAGTAGTAATATTTAATTTAATTCCAGGTTTTAACAGTACCGATCTCATTCTTTCAATATCTGCATTTTGACCGATACCGTCATTATCGCCATAATATGCTCTAGTAATATGAATATTAATTTGTGCATTTTCAAATTGATCGTTTACTAATTTTACTAAGTCATCAAAACCTTTACGTTCTCCAGCAAACCCAAATGAGCCAATATGTACAACATCGTGTTTTGGTTTAGGTTTACTAAGATCGTATTTATATAATGGTCTCGTAAAACCATTTTTTAATGGATCTTGATCAATATAATAATCAAACGTAGCAGTATGAAAATCTGGCGTATGCATTATTGTTACTGTATTTAAATCCGGAAAATTATTTTTTACATGTTGAAGAAGTCCATGATTTAACCAACCATATGGCCCAGTAGGACCACCTTCAATCCAATTAAACAACAATACGTTAACTTGAGATAAATTTAACTGATTAAAATCTTGCAACGTTTCTATTTCAAAATACTCAATATCCAAATCGCAATGTTGCAGGGTATCCCAGATACGTAACCCGTATTGATACACCCCGCAATTTTTTTGTTTACTATTTATGTAGTATATTTTCATTATTTTCCAATTATCTCAAACTTAGGACATGGAACGATAAATTTACCACCATTTGACAAATATTCATCTTCTCTTTGTACAAATTCAGATATAAAATGCCACGGAAGTACTAACATATAATCTGGCTTCATTGCTCTAACTTCTTCTTCCGATAAAATAGGAATATTAGTTCCAATTGTTTTTAATCCAAATTTATATGGGGAACGTTCTGCAATTGCATCTATCATTGTATGATCCAATCCAAACCATTGTAATAATGTATTTCCTTTTGTCGATGCGCCATATCCGCAAATTACTTTACCTTTAGCTTTTTCTTGTTTAATAAAGTTTACGGTTTGTTCTTTAAGTTCTTCAATATCCGACTGAAACTTTTTCCATATATTTAAATCATTCATATTATAGAATGTAGTTTCATATTCTAGTAACGAATCTACTCTAAATTTACATACATCTCTTAATGGACTAGTACCAAATGATGTAACGTCAGCTGTTTCTTTTTGTACATAAACTCGGAAACTACCTCCATTAACATCATTTAAACTGCAGTCGACTATTTTTAATCCGTGACTCTCAAATAATTTTTTAAATGAACCAATTGAATGATAATATGCGTGTTCGTGACAAATATTATCAAATGCCAATTGTTTAATCATTAATGGAGTATATGACAATTGTAATACCCATATTCCATTATCATCTAATATTTTACAAACATCATTAATAAAAGGATGCGGATCTAATAGATCGTAAAACATAGCAATCGTCGTTATAACTTTGACTTTTTTATCGCCATACCCCGTACGTTGATATGCGTCGTAACTAAAATAATCTTGTACAATCGTAGCTACTTTAGATGATTCGTTAACAAAAGTATCATCTGCAGGATCGATACCTATTTTACTATAAGTATCAGGTACTTGCTTTAATAAAGTTCCATCATTACATGCAATATCTAACCATATGTCACCTGATTGATGTTTTACTCGAGATGTTATTTCATCTACAATGTTTCCTAATTCTTTAGTCATAGTAGCATTAATTCCGGAACGATACCAATACTTACCCCACATCGTTTCATTTGGTGGCATTCCCGTTAATCTAGCAGCGCCAATTTCAGTGTTTAATACTAAATCTAAACTATATTTTTCTCGGCCGGTATAGTCGGATTCTGATTTAATAAAATCCGAAACATAATGTTCGCCTAAATTTACAACTTTGATGTTATTTTCCATATATTTACTTTATATTATTTTTTAATAAATTAATATCATTAGTTACCATTATATTAACCATTTGTTCCAAACTGGTTTTAGGTTCCCATCCTAATTTTTCTTTTGCTTTTGATGCATCGCCTAATAAACACATCGGATCTACTGGACGTAATAATTTACTGTCAAATTTAACAAATTTACTCCAATTATCAATTCCAATACACGCAAATGAATAATCTAAAAATTCTTTAATTGAATATGTTTTACCAGTTGCTAAAACAAAATCTTCCGGAGTATCTTGTTGAAGCATCATCCACATTCCTTCTACGTAATCAGGCGCATATCCCCAATCTCTTTTAGATTCGATATTTCCTAATGTTATATGATCTGCTAATCCTAAATGTATACGAGCAACTCCATCAGTAATTTTTCGTGTTACAAATTCTACACCCCTACGTTCTGATTCATGATTGAATAAAATTCCATTTACTGCAAACATACCATAACTTTCTCGATAGTTTTTAGTAATCCAATACGCATATAATTTTGCTACACCGTATGGCGAACATGGATGAAAATCTGTTAATTCATTAGCAGTTCCACCTTTTTTACCAAACATTTCAGATGACGATGCTTGATAAAATTTAGTGTTTTTATTTCCATATTCGCGAATAGCTTCTAAAACGCGTAATGCACCTAAACCGGTTATATCTGAAGTTTGTTCCGGTGTTCCCCAACTTTCTCCAGCAAAGGATTGTGCTCCTAAATTATAAACTTCATGCGGTTCGCTATCTTTAACTGCGCGAACTAATGAATTTTGATCCGATAAATCTCCTTTCAACATATGAATTTGATCGGATACTTTGAATAAATTCGGAGTATATGGTGTACTTTTTCTTCGTTCTAATCCAAATACTTCATAATCTTTTGATAATAAAAATTCGGCTAAATGAGATCCATCCATCCCGCCGATACCTGTAATTAATGCTCGTTTCTTTTTCATTATTTATTCTTAAAATTAAAATTAAAAAATTTATCTACAATTGTTTTAATATATGCAATTTGTTCTTCTGTAATAACTGGACTACAACCTAAAAAGAATGTATCGGTTGTAACTTTTCTGGCTATTGGAAAATCATTGATTACTTGTTCAGGATCCATTAATCCTTGATATGCTGGCTGTAACATAATATTACCAGCAAAATATGGCCGTGTTTGTATTTTGTGTGATTCTAAAAATTGACAAAATTCGGCTCTCGTAAATCCAGCACCATCTTTTACCGTTAATGCTACAGCAAACCAATCTGGATCTGCGTGTTCTGTTGCTTTTGGTAAATAAAAGAATTGTTCATATGATTTAAAAATATCAACAATTAATGCGTGATTTTTTCTTCGAATTTGACCTATTTCTTCTAATTTTTGCATTTGCACAAATGCCATAGCAGCTTGCATTTCTATTGGTTTTAAATTATAACCAATTTCTTCGTAAACATATTTATGGTCAAATACGTCATTTGGCAGAGCTGGTAACCAATTATTAAATCGTTGATTACACATTCCGCATTCTAACTGATTTTGTTTTCCTACACAATAACAGCCTCGACCCCAATCTCTAAAACTTCTTAAAATTCGCTCCGTTTCTAAATCATTACATGCAACAAAACCGCCTTCACCCATAGTAATATGATGTGCTGGATAAAATGAACAACTGGCCATTTTGCCATATGTTCCTAATGGCTGATCTTTGTATTTTGAACCTAATGCATCGCAGCAATCTTCTAATAAAATTAAATTGTATTTTTCAACCAATTCCATTAAACGATCCATATTAGGAGGATTTCCTAAAACATGTGCAAATGTTATAACTTTAATATCCGGATCTTCTTTTAATTTTTGTTCTACTTGATCTAAATTTAAATTTAAAGATTCTAATTCAATATCCACAAATACCGGAGTAAATCCTAACTGCAAAATAGGATTAATTGTTGTAGGAAATCCAGCAATTGGAGTTAATACTTTAGTTCCTTTTGGCAAATTCATACCTCGTTTTGAGGTTAATGCTGCTAACATTAATAAATTTGCACTAGATCCACTGTTCGTTAAAATTCCTAATTTTTTACCTAACCGTTTAGGAAATCTGGATTCGAAACGTATACCTTCTTGTCCTAAAACTAACCATCCTCCTAGTAATGTTTTAACTGCTGCTATATATTCTTTTTCATCAAAATAATTTCCAGCATATTGAACTAAATCTTTACCAGCTTCCCATGTTTTAGATGATTCTTTATGTTTGATGAACTTTTCTACTAGATTTAAAATATCTTCTACTTTTAAATCTTTAGAATCTATGAATTCTCGTTCTAAATCAGTGTACGTTTTATTAATCATAATGTATTGTAAAAATTATTTTGTTTTTCTTGTCGGTCAATTGTTTTTGGGTGATATAAAGCAAAATATTCTACATCTGGTAGAATAGTATATGTTTTGAACCCATCCAACCGCTCATGTACTTTATTTATCCATTTAATTTCAGGTACATTTCTCCAAATACGCCATTGAAAATCAGGCCAATTAACCCAACCTTTTTCGTTTACTTTCCAGCCCCATTGTTGAATATGTTCAGGTGTTAAACCCTCAACTGTGTTTACTCGTGGTACTAAGAAAATATCCATTTCAGGATTTAATTCTAAAAGCTCATGTAAATGTTTAATTAAATCCTCTGATGGGTATTCATCAGCATCAATTTGGAAGATATAATCTCCGGTACATTGTTGGGTTAAATGATTTTTAAATGCTGAGAAATCGCTATTTAATGGGTTAAATATAACTCGGCAATGCCCTTGTTCATTATGTTTCATGATATACTGCCAAACTAATTTTTTAGCTTCTGACATACTATTAAGATCAGCTACAGACAAATCCATTTGAATAACGATTTCGTCATGAGGTTGTTTATGTTCTAACAAAAACGCTAACAATCGTTGAATTTCTATAAATTCATCACAAACGGTTACAGCATAACTTATTTTCATAATATATAATACGTTATTTTAAATTATTCTCCAACCTTTTGTAACTTAGGCAATTCTATCTTTTTTAGCTGCGGTAACTTAAGTTCTACTGGCTTTGGTATCTTTGCTACCATTTCTTCTATGTGCTGTAATACGTTCTTATAGATATCTGATACAGCAGTTTTAGTAAATGTGCTATTAACAAAGTATCTTTGTCGTTTTGCTAAATCACACCATTTCTTGTAGTTTTTACGAACATCCTGCAACATCTTGCCGGCGTATGTATAATCAGGAGTAAACCATTTTGCATCTCCAATTAAAAATGGATTTTGTGCAGATGCATGAATTGGTGTTAATCCGCCTGGCAATTCACATATAAAATCTTTTTTCAAGAAATCAGCTTGTCCAGAATAATGCGGTGCTATAATAGGTTTACCGGTTGTAGAAAATTCTAATAATGGTCGACCAAATCCTTCAGATTTAGTAAATGTTACCATTGCTTTTACTTTGCTATGATTATACAATGCATTCATTTCAGCATCTGTCAACTCACCATGCAATACATATACATTTGGAAGTTTTGCGTTACCGAACATATCTCGTATCTGTAATACTTTGGATTCAATATCCATTCGATCCATTATACTATAAGTAGCCCCACTCGTTTTTAATATTAAGGCCGGCATATCTTTTGTATTTTTGAATGTATTGAAAAAACAATGCACAAGTCCAGAAATATTTTTTCGATCCTCACCGATTTGTCCTTGCAACCAATGACCAACTGATAAATACGCCCAAGACTCTTTAATGTCATCCAATGCAGGTACTGATGCTACAACATCTTTATTATTATAAACCGTCTCAACAAAATATTCTGGAATTACCTCTATTTTAACAGTTAATGGTTTGTTATGCTTTTTAGAAGTTTCAATAAACACTGTTTTAGTAAATTCACTCGGAACAATAATTAATTGCATGGCATTTAATTTATCAATCCAATCCTCCGGGCAAATATCTCCTTCGGTTCCTGCAGTTACTCCGATATTGTATTTACCTACTGGTTGTAATTCATTAGGAACAGAAATTTGAATCCATATGTCAGGTTGCTGTGTTAGTGGCAACGGAATGATTCTTCGTTGCAAATCAGGTACCAATGGATATGACATTGGAGTCGCTCCCCATGGCAATGATACTAATTTTACATCCCATTCATCTGATTTTTGTTCTATAATATTCGTGATAATTTCACGTGCATGATGTCCATAACCACTTTGTGTTGCTACTGGTGATGCTATAACTACGTTTCTCATTATGCTACTATTCCTGTTTGTTTATATTCTGTTGGCTGTACTTGGTGTAATGTGTATGAAGGTCTTGGTTGTTTATATGCGGTAAACAAATAACGATACATATCAATCATTTTATTACCCATTTGCTCTGCCGTTAATCCGTTTTCTAAAGCCCATTGTCTTCCTGCTAATCCTCTCGTGTCTCTTTCTAATTTAGACATTTGATACCAATACATGATTGCGTCTGAAACATCTTCAAATTGAGCTCTATCATCAAAAATATATGGTGTTGCTGGTGATCCTTGCAATGAACGGTTGGTTGGAAATACTGGTTTTACCCAAGATCCATGTTTTTTATATTTACCGGTGTGATTTGTAGAAAACTCTCCGTTAAAACAAATCCATTCGCCATTTTCATCTACGAACCCACATTGATCTTGCAATCCGCCAGTTACGTTGTTAATAATCGGGATTCCAGCTAATATTGCTTCGGTTGAACTTAGACCCCAACCTTCATTAGAACCAATATTTACCACTACATCTGCAACATTATACATTGCGTTTAGATCCGTTCCAGATAATTTTTGTTCTGAAAAAATAATTTTACATTGCGGGGCAAGTACTTTTGCTACTGCACGTAAATCGGTTCCATTTTCGTCGATTGGTTGCGTATGCATTAGTAATGCAACTTTAGATCGTTTATCTTCTGGTAGTTGATCTGTAAAGTGTTTGAATGCTAATATTACATCACCTGGCTGTTTTCTTCGGATGTTTCGGTTATTCCAAAATACTACAAAGTCTACATCATTTTGTTTTTTAATTCTTTCAAACATTGTTGCGTATGCTGGATTTGTAGCTTCTAATGGTTTGAACGTGTTATGATTTAATCCGTGAGGCACGAAACCGGTGATTGCATCATTCCATTTAATATCTGCAGGTACTGAATCTCCGTTGTCGTAATCTACAACACCAAATCCGTTCTGTTTAAGCACTTCTTTATGGATATTATCAGACTGTTTGCTAATTCCCATAATCATATCACAACTACCGTAATATGGGGCATTCCACATTGGATATGGTAAATCATCCCAAATTGAATAATAGGTAATAGGAATACCAAAGGTTGTTTTGATTTCATGTTCGATCGCATACAACCAAGTCCAATAACGAGGATCGGTGAAATGAAGAATAGCATCAGGCTTTTCTTGATTTAGTACCGCAAATAAAATATTTCGGTCGCCATATCCATTATATGGTATCAATTTAACTGATGCATCTTCTACCCCAGTTTCTTGGGCAATTTCTGCAGACAAATCAAATGCCTTGCCAGCATCCGGATGATTGATTGCAGCTCCAATTTGAACCCAATCAAATTCTTTAACTGTGCTGAAAATAATTTCTTTGCTAATTGTTCCAATACCGGATGGTAAACGAAAATCATCTGCTAACAATAAAATTTTCTTTTTTGCTGGCTTGTTTGGATCAATTTTTTTTAACTTTGGTAACTCCATTTATTATTCCTTATAACTTTATTATAAATATTACTAACCTAAAATAACCACTGGTTTATTCAACTTGTTCACATTAGTATATGCTGTTTGTAATACCGGGTCTAATTGTGATTCATTAGTCATAATCATCATGTAATCACATTGTTGTGCAATTAGTTTCATGCGATGATGTAATTGTGAAAAATGATATTTTTTACCATAATATGATTCTGGCATTGCTGAATATAAATTATATCCAGAAAATGATGGATTGAATTCCTGATAATTCATTCCGAATTCTAATGCAAATTTTCTTACAAAATAATTAGCACCTTCATTCCCACCAGCTCCAATAATAATCAGATCATCTGGAAATTTACGTTTTAACATTTGCAATGTTTCCTGAACTTTGCGTTTATTTTGCCAACCTGTATTTCCGATTAATGCTACTTTTGCCATATTATTTTTCATATGAAAATTTAACACTCTTTGGCATATGATTATATGCTATTCGTAATCCAGTTTCTAATAGTTGTCGGTTACTTTTACTATTAGGTCCAGTTTCATCAGTTAGTAAAACATATTCCATAACTTCCCATCCTACAAATGGGGCTCGCTTTTGTATTTCAAATCGATATACATATGCATGTTTATGTTTATATTGAATCATACTATATTATAGTTATTTTTCGGCACGAATCCTATTTTCTTTAGGACAATTCATATAATCTGTTTTGAATGGACAATACTTGCAATTTTTATCACCCTTTCCAGAAATGGCCATATATGGTTTATCTGCAAGTTTATTTCCTTCAGAATCGAAACAATGTTCTACAAATGCATCAATTTGACGTTGAACTTTGCGTTGTGTTACCGTGCCGGAGCTAGGTTTAAATAATTGTATGCGTTTTTGTGGAAACATTGACTCTTCAATCATTTTGCGTTTCACAATAAAAAACTCAACTACAATATTTTCTTTCGGGACACCAAATTGCTCGGAAAATTTATTTTTATATAATACGAGTTGGGCTGCTTTTAAAGGATCTGATTTTTGATATTTGTTCCAACCGCCACGACTTGTTTTAATATCATATACATGTATAGTATTAGTTGGAATATGGCGTATAACCAAATCAATAAATCCAAATAAATAAACCGATGGATTACTAGGCGATGCCGGGGTACATAACTCTATTTCAATGCCTACCAATTCCCAATCTTTAGTAGAAAAATACTGTTTGCGTCGTTTCTTGAACCATTCCAAAATAGCAACACCATCTTCTAAATATTCTGCTAACTGCAATGGATTGGAAAAGTGTGATCCGGTATCAGTTACATTGCGTTGATATTCTTCTCGCAGTTTGTTAGTTAGTATACTTCGCAAATCTAACGCATCTGCTTGTTTAACCGATTTGGTATACATAACTTCAATATAATACTGCATTGTCTCGTGGAATGCCGTACCAAAACATGTATCGATTGAAGCCTGGAATGGAGCCAATCCATCTATATAAGCAAGTTTCCAGGATAACGGACACCGTTCATACATGTACCATTGTGAATATGATATTCTACGAGGAACTGTGTCAGCATCGCGTAATGATAGCTTATAGACAGGATTAATATAACCATTTTTCATACATTAAATATAAGAAAAAATATAATAGGAAACAACCGGACAGTAAAAAAGTGCAGCAATAATGCTGCACCACTTATAAATAAAATACCATAAAATAAAAAAAACCCACTCTTTTTGTTGATTCTAATAATTGTCTAAATCTATTTAGTTCCATAGTTTTTATTTAAAAAATAAATGTACCAACCTCTTGTTCATTCTCGTCTTTAATTGAGATACCTGGTTTTTGTTGCCCTGGAGCGTTAACACCCGTTGAAACAGTTTCACCATAAACCCAATTATATTTACCACCTTTAGTTCCTCTCCCACCAAAATTTTTTGTGGTGAAGTTTGGTTGCCACTGAGTTTCATAATCTGTTATTTGAACTCCATCAACATCTGTTGGGAACCCGTAATCGTCAAAAGTAATTTGACCTTGTTTTTTATTAGTAAAATAATTTTTATCAAAATTAATGGTCTCTTGCTCCATTAAATAATGATTTGCAATTTTATTGAGTCGTATAGCATCTTGTTGTGCATTATATGCTTTATCTTCATCTTCGTTTAAATTCTTAGTTTTAAAACGACGCATATTTTCTGCTAGAATATTTTTTAGTTTTATCATATATTTCCTAATTTTAATATAAATATAATCAAAAAAAAAAATACTATTTTGTTAAATCCAAAGAACATCCAATAACATTTATTTTTGGAGTATGTGTATGTTGTTGTTCTGTTAAATAGATATCAATTAAATCTTTAGTCTTATTTAAATCTTCGGTAAATGATCCTTTGTAACGACAACGTACGATTCGTTTAATAATATCAAATTCATAGCTATTAAGTTCCCAATCTTCTGCGAATTTATACAGGCTATCTTTACCTCGGTAATGTGATTGCGTGTTTACACTCATTTTCTAACTCCTTTCATCATGTTTTTTACTTCTTTCTCCGAATATCCATATAAATTTAGCAGACGAGTGCAACTAGTTTGATCCATCAAATCCACGTAATCAGTTGCTTCAGAACGACTTACTTTGTAGTGCTCTGCAACTTGAGAGATTAGTTTATCGGAAAATTTATCTTCTTTTTTACCTTTAATGTATTTAGCAAATGCCTTGTTATGCGGTAATAGTTCGTAATAAAGACGATATGTTTCTTGTGGCCGTAATAACCCTATTGTGTATGTCTGTAACTCATTAATAACCTCAACTAAATCTTGTCGCATAGAAAGCCAACGATTAACAATATATGGAGAAAATGCCTTTTGATCAGTTTCACTCCATTTATTCCATGCTTTCTTTTTGCTTGTTACGCCTTCGATAAAATCAAAGATAGTTGCACCCTTTTTTTCTTCTGCCATTTATAGTTTATATTTAGTTCGCCATTGTTTTTCGAAATTTGGACCAATACCCATTTCTAGTATAACTGCTGTATCTGGTATTCCGGGAATTTTACGTTCTAACACATCATCAATACTTTTATTGCGCAATGTTTTCATTTTGGTTTTAGCATTGCTCCGAGCTGATGTTTTAAAAACAATTGTTACATCGTCTTTATAGTATGGGCTAGACATTATTTTTTCAGTTTAATGGGTTGAAACACTTCTGGAATAGACCCGCAATCATCACATCGAAACACAGGAACCGGAACCATTGTATCTTTATCCCCACCTGTTAGAAATTTTGATACTTTGTTAATTGCCATTACTTGACGAAAATACATTCCATCACATTCTTTGCATTGAATTGGCTGCATATCGTTTGGGCCAATATTAACATTTAATTTACTCATATTTCTCCTAATATATTTACAAACATGGACATTATGTTGATTTCTTTGTCTACAACAGATGCATCTTTGTATTGAGCTTCTGCAATAATTAAAATGCATGGAGCTACATGTCCATGAGCGAATTCATCTAAATTGTCATATAGAAATGTGTATAGTGCCGTAAAATCTCTTACTTTGCTATCTGCAATAATTTGACGTATTTTAGTGAATGCACCTTTCTTGTCTGCAGAATTGCGTAATACATCTAATATTTCTGTCATGTAATTTGCTTGTATAGCACTTGCTTTATCTAGTTGCAATGTGTTATTAACAACTGATGCTTGTGCTGCATTAATTGCACGACGAATATCTGGATATGATGCATTAATTATTGCAGCAACATCTTTAATATCAAACTCAATTTGCTTTTCTTCTAATACTTGCACAAGCCGCTTTGCTACATCTGTTTTATTCGGAGGAGTAATTGCAAATGTTTGACAACGAGATTGTATTGGATCAATAATCTTTTCTACATAATTACATGTAAGAATAAAACGGGTTGTTTTACTATATGTTTCCATTAAATTACGTAATGCTGCTTGAGCATTTGGTGTCAAATAATCAGCCTCATCCAATATAATGATTTTCCATCGTCGAAATCCTACTGTCGATGCATAACGTTTAATCTTATCCCGTACAGCATCTACTGAGTTTTCATCGGATGCATTTATATACATAACATCGGCATCCACACTACCGGCAATGATTTTTGCCAACGTGGTCTTCCCAGTACCCGCGGTACCATAGAATAATAAGTGAGGAACATCACCATTATTAATAAAGATGCGTACTTTTTCAATGATATGTTCATTACCTATATATCCTTCTAATGTGTCGGGACGAAATGATTCGACCCAAAGTGTATTTTCTTGTGTATTAAACATAATATAATTATTTTCCTCCGGTAGAACCGAATCCTTTTTCTCCTCGTTTAGTTCCAGTTAATCCAGCTACCGGTAACCATTGTATCTGTTCTACTTTGCATAAAACCATTTGTGCTATTCGGTCGCCTGGATTGAATATAATAGAGTGCGGACCATGATTAATCAAAATAACTTTTATTTCTCCCCGATAATCTGAATCAATCGTGCCCGGTGAATTTAACACAGTAATTCCATGTTTTAGTGCCAATCCACTTCTTGGTCTTATTTGCAATTCATAACCTTGCGGAACTTCTACAAATAATCCAGTTTCAACTAAACATCTGCCGCCTGAGTCAATTGCGACTTCATTAATACATCGGATATCTAAACCAGCACTACCCGGAGTTTCGTATGCAGGTAGTGCATTATTTGACTGATTTACTACAGATACTATCATAATTAATTTTGCAATTGTACTAACCAATAAGATGATTCAAAATCAGTTCCGGTAAAATCAATTCTTGCTAATCCTTCTGGTGAAATATGAAGTTTACCAGAATCACCTTTATTTGCGATAAGAATTTCTTTTAATTTATCTGCTGAAAAACAGATAGGTTCCATATTAGTAATATTAGTAGGACCAACTTCAAATGAAATGTTATCTGCATTAATAGTGGTATAGTTAATAATAAATTTTATACTACCATTTACAACTTGTACTGCAAAATTCTTAGCATCTGGCAATGCATTTTTTGCTTTAATAAATTTACTAATAAATTCATCATCAACATCGATTGAAACCTGATAATCTGGTTCTGCATTAATTGTTGGTACTGCTGGAATTACAGTGGTATCTGCTAACATGAAGGTTAACTTTGTGGTACCTTCTGAAATTTTCATTGCATAGTTTTTACCTGCAGATTCTTGCACGTCAATATTAATTTTTTCTCCTACGGCACTAAGCATTTTTGTCAATGCACCGGTATGATTAATACCTAACGATCCATTCATAAATGGTGTAGTTTTCCATTGAATTTTACCTACTACGGTTTGATCTTGATCGATTAGATTACAACCTACACCGGTAGAATTTTCATTAAGAATAACCGCTTCACAATTTCCTGCTAAATAGTAGCGATTAATAAATGATTGTAATTTACTTTTTTCCATGTTTACCTTTTAAAATTTAAAGAATTCTGCGAACTTATTTGCATCGGTAGTTGATATAGAATCCCCTCCGAATTTTTTATATGTTTTTTTGTATTTTGCATATACATGCATTGCATTTTCTGGATCTGCAAACATATCATGTAATGATAATATCACATTAAACAAATCCGTTGGAATAGCTGTTTCTAACAATTCAACATGACTATCAACCATTTTGTCAATATCCTTTGCAATATTCACATACAAATGTGTATTATGCACAACCATTCTTGGCATACCTTCTTGTGAATATCGATCCAATCCATCTGTAGTCAGCCCGCCTAAATATTCATACGTAAAATCTTTACATGCTGGACAATCCATACTACACGGTACATGTTTTGTCTTATCGATATCTACCGAATCTTTACCTTGCTTAATATGTGTCTTTCTACGATATTCAGCATTCTTAGGGAAATACAATTCTGTAAATGTCTGTGTCTTATAATTACCTGAGTGAAGATATGTTCCATATACTGGATACTGACCCGGTGACGATGAATCTGTCGATAATTGCACACGACCATTAGTTAAGTCATTAAGTAACTTTTGTAATGTGGATAGAATAAAGAAATCTGATATTTTTGAAATACCTAACAAGTGAATATATTGAACATGAGGCTTTTCAAATTCTCTTTCTTGCAACATTAATGCAATAACATACATAAAATCAACTAATCGCTTTGGACCTCCAATACACCATCCGTTAAAGTCAAAGTCTTTAAATTTATGATACCATGTGTTATATTCTTCGTTATATGTACCCTGAATTACATTTAAGAATTTTGTCTTGCCTGATTGATGTTTTTCAAACCATTTAAAGTTATCAAAAGAAATATCCATCGAATCTTGAAAACGATTTTCAAATGTAACTCGAGGTGGAATATCTAAGTTAGCTGCTACATCGCTGTTAGCTTCTAACCAATGAAATATTTTTTCTCGAAGTGTGCTATCCCATTTCAATGCACCAGTAGCAATCTGGAATCCTCCTGAATCTCCAAATACTAATACATCATCATCTAGACCAATCTGTTGACGAAAATCCATTTTCTTGTAATGGTGACCTGCTGTAATCAAAAAATATGGATGCCTCCATTCTTCTGGATAATCTTTCCCGAAAAATCGCATAGTGGTACCATCTTCAAACTTAGCATCCTTTTTGAATGCTGATACCATTGATCCTGCTGATAATGAAGGATAGTAAATAAACTTTTTACTCATTATTTTCCTTGTATTAAATGTTTACAATATGCTGTTTCATGCCATATATTATGTTCTTGAGTTATATCA